AACTTTTCTATGATAGTTTGATTTATACTTTGTTTAAAATCATAGATTATATAAGATAAAAAAATAAATCCACAAAGTAACCATACGACTAATATTTGTGTAATAGTTTCAGTACGCATCTTATATATCCTCTAACGTTATTGAATAACATTATTAAACAGTTGGGGGCCAACGTAATGCTATTAAATTTTGCAATAAATAATTACTACTCTTTATCTTATTACGTTGATTACCTCCAACTCCACTTGAATATAGTCCAAGTTTTCCCATAAAAGGAACAGGATTAGATATAAATGTGACATGTCGATTTTTCGGAAACGCAAAAACAGCTATTGCGCCAAAAGCCAATGGAGCTTCGACACCATAATGTATAAAAGAATCTGCCCGCAAACTACCAGTACCAGGAAAACCGTTGTCGATAAGCACTTTATTAGCAGCCGCCGCGCACCAACCATGTAAAGAGTCATCAAAATTTTCACCACGAGAAGTAGTAAGGTCAAAGGCAGAGGCAATCCATGGGTGGGTACCTGCACCGGGTATCTCTTCGACTGAGCCTGCCACTTTTTCAATGGAAATAAGCCACGGAGGTTTCTCCAAAAGAGATGGCTTGGGCGGTTCTTTAAAGATTTTCTCTTTCTCATTGATCAAATACCTTTCAGCAACCCAGCCAGTCTTTTCTTTACCGTAAAATATGTATACAAACGAATCTTGTCTTTGTCCTTTATGTTGAACGATATCGCCTTTATTAAGTGTATCTTTTAAAGCGGCGCTTGTTTGTGGATTTGAACGAACATTTAAATGCGATGAAACATTCACAACGTAATTTTTCATAATATTCTCCTATAGAGCTGTTTCTGTCCAAACAGTTTCAGCTCCATTTAAATTATAACCATCCCAAGCAAGATTTGTTAATGGTTTTCCATTTGCTGATTTGTTTTGCCCTGGGATTGCAGGGACTTTGACATTGTCTTCTTTTCGAAATCCATTCATAAGATTGTAATGTAGTTCATCTTGTTTTGTCCATTCTATAGAACTATTTTCTATAGTATTAGAAGAAAGCATTACTTGTTCTGAATGGAAAGATGAAAAGTCATTGCTAAGTATGGTTTCAGAATCATTATTGTTTATACCATCCCAAGCAGGATTTTTTAATGTTCCACCTGCTGCATCTGCTGAGGCGTCTGAAAGGGCTGGTATTCTGATATTAATCGGTAAACCATTGACTGTGCCATCATTTCCGTTGCCAGATTGGTCAACCCAGTCGGCATCAGTGTTCCCATAGCCTGTATAATAAAAGTCAGGACTACTAAAATCACCAGATATTATTTCATTTAAATTAGCAGTTGAATAAGAAGCAATTTGTAACTTTGTGATTGCCCCCTTCCAAAGTTTAGAGTCATAAGTAGCACATCCTATTCTCCTATTTCTAGTTGTGTCTGACATAGTAATAGAGTCGTCAACTATTTTTGTATACGGCGTATCTTTTGTTAAAGTCCCATCTTTTCCTTCTTGTAAATATAAATCCAAATTAGTTCCATCAAAAACTAATACTACCTTATAAAAAGTATTAGCTTGAATTGTAGTTGCTCCATAGTATGTTTTATATCCAGCCCCATTACCAGCTTGATCTATTACAACTGCCACTAATTTAGAATTTTTTACAAAAAGCCTTATTTCATTAGCATCGCCAGAGACAGGTCTAAAATTTAAAATGGCTTGTTCTGCTGACATATCAGTATTATTAAAAAACTCTGCTGATATAATAAAATTAGCACCAACTCCACTACCAGAACCTAAATCAATATAATCATCACTACCATCAAAATACATCAGTTTTGAGTGTCCTTTCAAAAGGTTATAATGGAACTTATCTTGTCTTGCTCCCCAAAAAGTAGATAGATTAGCGTTTGAAATTGTTCCATGATTGTCGTTTCCTGAGACGTCATAAGCAATTACTCCTGCACCTTCTGCGAGAGGATAAGCAAGGGTAACGCTATCGCTAATAAATCCTCCATTTGCTAATTCAGCTATTTCAGCAGTACTTAGTACTTTTGAATAAATAGTAAAATTATATAAAATATCGTTACAAGGATAAAAAGAAGAATTATTATTATTTAAATCCCCTATTGAAGGAAATCTATCGTTTGTAGAAACGCTGGCCGATACATAAACTCCCACAGTACTTCTAGTCATGGTGACTTCACTGTTATTTAGATATATTTTTAGCGAGTCAGTTCCCATTTGCCCATCATAAGTAAGCACTAAATTATAAAAAGTATTTGTCGATATAACTCCATTTGCTGATGAATACGCAGTTTGTATTTTTGGACTAACAGAATAATCTTCTGTAAACTTAAAGGTTAGGATTCCATTTAAATTTACTTCAAAAAATTGCCCTTTAAACGTCGGAGAGGAGTGTTGATAACCATAAAAATATCTACCAGGACTTAAATTAGATAACCTAAAATTAAATGTAATACTAAAAGCATTATTATAATCTGTTTTTAGCTGTGCTATAGTTTTTTGAGTATTAATATATGTACTAAGCCCATCAAAAGTAGCACAATTAGAATTAGACAAAAAGACCGGAAAAGTACTAACATCGTATAATAAATTTTCATACCCTTCCGCCATTGGATAGAACACTTTAGAATTATCCGGTATAACATGACGATAATATTCTTGAATTTCTGCTTCAGACAAAACTCTTTGAAATATTCCAAATCCAGCCATGTTAAAATCGGAAGGTGTATCCCAAAAAACTTGAAATCTTGTCTTTGCCAAAAACACTTCTTGAGAAGCATCCCAGGAACTTAAATTCTCTTTAGTCTCATCAAGACTTAATTGATTGTTGTAATATATACGCAACCTTTTTTCTTGCGCAGAATAGACAAGCACAAATAAACCTTCTACAAATCGCGGAGTTTCGCAGAACCATGTACCGGTAGAATTCTCACTTGTGCCGACAACTAATTGTCCACCGTTTGAATGAGGTAAACTATATATGAAAAAAGCCCCCGCATTTAAGAGTATATTTTTATCATTATACGTCCTGCAATCTTTCAAATAAAAACATATAGACCAGTCGTGATCAATACGAATACCGAAATCAGCTAATGTTAAACCCAAACCCACAGGCTCAGTAAATTTAACGCAATTAGAATTTGCTAATTTATATGTAAATATTTCACCAGCATCTACATCTTCCCAGATATTAGATATTTGTATTATAGCATTTCCGTTTATTGCTTTAACTTGAACGTGATCTAACACAGCCCACATTTTATTAAAAGTTGTGCCCCAAATATTGAAAAGGTTATTTATAAAAGAAATTTCTGCAAAATTTGGCACAGGAACACGTAAAATTTTACCTTTGTCATCTATAAAAACAAATTCTAGAGAACCAGATAAAACAGTTAACTCGAATTCTAAGCTAACATTAGGCGGAATATGCATTTCAGAAACAGAAGTAGCTGTATCTAAAGGTATAAGATTATTGTCTTGATCTGTGATTGCGGGATTAAAACCTAATAATGCAACAGTCCTATGTGATGTAGTTCTCGTTCTATCAGTAGAATAATTAATTTCGCATTTTCTAATATTTGCTAATCTCATTTAACACCTTTATTTTTTATTTTTTATTTTTTATTTAAAGCTATTTGGACGGCGCCACTGAAATCTTCAGAAGTTTTAAAGTCATACCAAGCACCTAGAGAATCTTCTCCCATAACACCTTGAGTATCTTCAGTGATAGTTTCAATTTTATGCATTTCTAGAGAAGTTTCATCTGCTGTAGAAGAGGCAATATTTCTACGCGCAATCAAACTGCCTGTAGTACCGGCTTCATCGTCAAAGTTAATAGAAACATTAAAAACATCCATAATATGTATTTTCTCTGTGGTAATTTCTGGCGAATTTAAAGTTTCTATTAATAAAAAATTTTCCATTTTTATATTTATCTCCTTTCTAGCGTTATTTGATAACGCTAATTATAAGGGAACTTTTTCAGCTTTGTCCCATGCGGCAGTAAGCGCTTGAATATCATCATTAACTATATCTGAAATGCCCTTATCTTTAGGCTCAATGTCAATCACATTAGGATCTAAACTTTCAAATTGACGACGTGTTTTGTCATCAACATCACTGGCTTTCCATGCTAGATCTAACATAGTTTTACTAGCTTGTAATTTAACGCGCTCATCATCAGAATCTAAACAATTATCTAAACCGTCTAAAGCGCGATCAAGCATAGTACTCATGCGTTTACGTATATTCTGATTATGTAAAGCACCAGAACGTTTATTCGCCGGTGTACCAACAAGAAAAGTCGTCGGTACTTCTACTTGACGCACATCATTTGGTTTGCACCCAAGAATAGTAGCAATATCATCAACAGGCATACGATAAAGTTTTAGCTGCCTCACCTTATGAATTTGCGTCATATCCATAAAAAAATCCATCTCCCATAAAAATTTTAATTCAAATCTTCCCTCACCTATAACATTTAAATGAAAATAAAGCAAGCCATATTTTTACTTCTTTTAAATATAAAAAAATCTTACTTACTAGAAATGAGTTGGAAGTGAGTAGTAAAAAAATTCTACTACCCCCCAAGTAGTATTACCAAAATGTCGCAGTAGTATAAAAGTACTTTTGTAAATAACGGAAGTAATTAACGCAAGCAAACCTATATGCATCAACGATTTGCACGAATAGAAGTAAAAGAAAAGAAGTATTGTTGGTATTTTTATAATTACTATTATGTATTACTATAATACAAAATGTTTCATTATTTTTATTGTTGCATTTTGTTTACGATGGTAACATTTTGTATTCGATAGTAAAGCAAGAAGGAAAACAAAATGATACAATTATTTGGCATGATTATTGCCCTAATAAAAGAAGTAAAGAAGTAATTCAAAAAAAGTAAAGAAGTAAAGAAGTATTTAAGGAAGTAATTCATAGAAATAAAGTAAAGAAGTAAAGGAGAAAAGTATTTAAAGAAGTAATAAAGGAAGTAAAAAAATGGCATAAAAAAAGGCCAACCGACTTTTATATCGATTGACCTTTTATTAATTTTATATATTGATTATTCGATAAATTCTAATTGGATATCTTCAATGCATCTATAGCAATCAAAGGCCGCTTTTTCATCGACGCAATAGTCACAATAATCATCATTCATTATCAACCGAATTATGATTATTGGGTTGCTATTATTTAATTTGCAAGCATCGGTAGCTATCAAAAAATTAGCATCTGGATAAAGCACATTTAATTCAGGTAGTGGGTTTATGTTATTGTGCAACTTTGCCAATAAATCTTTTGGATTTATTAATTCTTTCAATGTTTTCATGATTTTAATCCTTTCTTTATATTATGCCGGCCTGTGACGACCGGCGTTTTTATGATTGATTCTGTTATTATATCCTCGGTTTATCTGTCAACGTTGCAATTAATTGATCTTTATTCGGTTTCCCTGCAAATCGGATATTCAGATTTTTTGCAATTTCTTTCAATGTTTTAGCTGTTTTGTCTCGTAACTCATCTTCACCATATAAACCTTTGTCATTTTCATCAATATCAATATCATCAGTGTCATTATCATCAATATCTCCTGAATCTTTAATATCTTCATTTTCATTGATAGAATCATCAAGGGCTGTATCAACAGTGAGATTAGGTGATTCAAGATTAGCAAAGCGTGCAGCACGTGATAAGGCCGCTTCCAGGATCTGCATTGGATCGTTACTTTTAATGATAAAAATATCATCTTGGTCTAGATCTTCCGGCGTGATACCTGCTTTTTCACAATAAAAGATCTTAAATTTCTCTTCTATCTCAGTTAATTTTTCCGAGACAGCTTGTTTTGTCCCTAACCACTTGTCATAATTAAATATTTCAGCTATATAATTCGTATTACAATTGTGAGATTCACGCACATTTTTCCCTTGCCGGACTTTAAAACCATGCCAAAAATTCTTTAAAAATTCGTCTAAAGGCATACCGGCAAAATCAAAAATAGACTCAATAAAACGAATGATATCTTTATTATCATTTTTATAATGATTCGTGGTTCGGATCTTACCGGCTAAAACGGTCTTTTTATCCATATCAAAGATGAATGATTGTTCGATAGAGTATTTTTTGGCGTCAATTTTGTGGGAAATACCGTCGATTTCGACAGCACCATTGATAATTTCATAAGTTTTTTCTTTCATGATAATCTCCTTTTAGCTTAAAGCTAGATTAATAAATAATAAATAATATAATTGATACAACCTCAATCGTGACCTGAAAAATACAGGCCAAAATGCAAGATAAAAATCTTGCCGCGCGCGCTTTTTCCGGTAAGCGCCGAACCTGACTAATTGTAATAGCAATATATCTTGCTTTTTATGATATGTCAAGAAAAAAAATATTTTTTTATGCTTTTTTTTTAATATTTTTTTTAATGCTTTTAAAAAAATAATTTCAAAAATAGTTTTTACATAGGGTTTACACTTTTTACACTCTTTACACTTTACCAGGCCTCTTCTAAAATATCCCAAAAAAGTATCAAAATTACATCAAAATGATACTTTTTCAAAAATAGCTCTATTACTAACTTTCTTTAAATACTACCATTTGAAAGTAATAAATATAAGCACTGAGAGAAAGCACCTTACGAAACATATGTTATTTATACTTTTAAAAATTACTACCTGCTGTAACTACTGATTTATACCACTTTAAGGAAGTGTAGTAAAATAACTAGTGATATTACTTATAATGGGAATTTTTTCTTTTTACTACTTTTTAGAAGCGATTTTTTGAAATTTTGAAGGAAAGCTCTTGAGGACTTGCAAATTATGGTATTGTGAGATAGTAATTAAATGGAATAAAAAGAACTTAAATAATCAAAAAATCAAAAAAAATCAAAACATCATTCTTTTAAGAACCCTCCTCCAAAAGTGTAAAGCAGAAGTGTAAAGTTATTAAAATTCCTATTTGGACATATTTAAATGTATTTGGACATCTTTTTACGTCTATTTTTTTTTTGTCTTATTTTTTTTTTTTTTTTTTATATAATAACAGAACCACACACAATAATAAAACTAACGTTAATCAGTAACATGTAAATAGAAGTGTAAAGTTTTAACATTAAAGGGATGGCTCGAAAAAAAATTGATATTTTTGATATTTTCATTTTTTTGATTTTTTTAATTATTTTGATTGATTTTAAATGCTTTTTATGATATGGTTTTGTATTATGATTAAAGTATTGTTTTTATTGATTAAAATTTTTTATTAAAAATAAGGAGGAGATTTTTTTATGATTGTAGTTAAAGAAATAGGCACTAGATTAAACCATTTTATGGATAGTTTTAATTTAGATGCAATTAAGAAAACTGATTGGTATCAAGATTCATAACATTATAGGAGGAAAAAACATGTCTCTTAATATAGAAGGAAAATTAGACGATTCTTTTGTCTACGTTGATGATGATTGTCGTAAAGTCACCACATATCATCCATACTCATTACAGTTACCGCCAGAAGGTGATTATAGGGTAACTAACCTGGCCGATGGTTCAGGTGTAAAAATCATGCAGCGAATCGGAGAGGATACTTGGTTTGTTCTAGCCTCGTATTATAATGAGAACTGGAAAACTGAGCAGAACGCAGACATAAAACTTGCCTTGAAAATCCTTGAGATTTTTGATCCAGGGCATGAGTATGAAATGTCTAAATTTGGGGTATTTTCACGAATATAAAAGCAAGGAGCTAACATGATTAATCTTTATGTTACAAGTTGTGCCCTTTGCGGGTGCATAGTAAATAAGGGTGAAGGTGAGGTTTTTCAGAAAGGTGGAAAGACCTACGTAACACACGTCGAGTGTCCAATAGAAGATCAAAGGGACACAGACGCTTACGATGCCTTTGAATATGACTCATATAATAGTAACCGCTGTGAGGACGCTCCTTGTTGTGGTTGCTGCTAATAAGAAGATCATCAGCATTATTTGATGATAATATTAATCATTATCATTTTTTGGATATCATTAATATAGGAGTATAAAATGAAACATAAAATACATTATTTCAGACCAAGTCAGATTTATGGTTTGACACGAGTAGAGACTATCCAAAAGTCACAAATCGGCGAATCAAATTTCGATTTAATCAAAGGTTATCATTCTGACGGCAGCATTCAAGCTTTACGATGGGATTTATACACAAGTAAAGAAACATTAAAAAATGCCGTAGAAAATGAGATTGATTGTTTACACTCTTTACTATCAATCATCAATGAGAGTTTAGAAATAGAGGATTATGAAGGTAATCCAGAAGGAGAAAGACATGAATAAAACCCTATTTTCTGGTTCAATTGTTATTCATACTAATGGAGCTAACGTTAAAAACGATTTCTATAACTTAGCACATGAATTAAATGTGGCAAAGGAAGCATGGAAACGATTTTTACAAACATTGCAAGATAATTATCTAGAATTATTATACTATCCAATTTGTTGTAAAAAAGATGGATCTTCTGTAGGATTTTATAATAGTAATACAGAAAAGTATGAAAAGGAGCCACAAATTTTTATGCTTACACAAAAGGAACTTTTTTACGATTTTTCTAGCGATATAATAGATGTTTATGATTTAAGAGAAGGTTTTAAACAAATAAACATTGCTAGGAGTACGTATGAAGCACTTTTAATAGAAAGAGTGATTAATCAAAAAACATAAAAGGAGAATCATTATGAAAGCAACACCTATACATGTTGTATTAGCTCAACATGGCGAACATGTTTTAACTTATGACATGAGTTTAGATAAAGTCGGTTATGCTAATATGCGAACTGACGAAATTATTGCGCCTGGCAGTGCTATTTATCGATTATATTCGCCACATTGGCAGCAAACAAAAGTACACGGTAAATTTATTGCAGAATGTCTAGAAAAAATTCGTCAGAACTTTTATTTTATTCAGGATAATCAAACTATATTTGTTATGGAAAAAGCTTATATTAATAAAGCGCAATGTGACATACCGACACAAATAATTCTTAAAGCTGCTGATTATTTCACGCCACTGTTTAAAAGTCTTAATTGGACAACTACAAGATATAAAAAATTAGGAGACTATAATGACAACTAAAAAAGAACAACAACAAGAAAAGTGCACATGTCAAGAGTGTACATGGATGCCTGGACATTATGGATCTTACGTCTATATCTGTATGAATTGTAAAAAGATCCATGATATGGAGGTAACTATTGACGAATTGGAAAAAGATGATGACAATCGACATATGTAAACTTTTGAAGGCAGATGTAGAAGAGGCTAGACAACTATTAGTTGACGTTAAATCTAAGGATTTACGTAGTTTCTTGGATGATTTTATTACTAATAATTATCAAGGTAACCCAGTTGTTTTGAGTTATCTTGATTACAGACATCAAAACGCACAATGGGAACAAATACTAATTATGCACGGTCAAATAAAAACAATGTTATTCAAAGATAAGGTATTATTTGATGAAAAGATACATATTCAAGGTTTACGCGAACATTTAGAGGCTGCACATGATTTATGTATTTTATCTGAAACACCATTTGACTTTGAAGTTCATCATATAGCTTACACACTTCAGATTAATGGATATGCTCAATATTCAAGCATTAAACAAATATTCAATGTATGTAATGAATATTTGCAGATGGAATGCAAAACACTTCGAAAAAAATCATTCCTGGCTGCAAATTTTTTTCCACATTCAAATAATGTAAACATAAAAACTAATGTTAACGTTTAACGTTAGTAAAGGAGAAAACTATGAAAATCAAGACCACACTTGATAATTGGGATGAAAAAATCAATCAAAACAAACATAAAGTCATCTATACAGCTATTAGACTTTATCGTAAAGGTGACTTAAAAAAAGCATGTGATAAAATTTTAACCAAAAAACCAAAAACGAAGATTGAAAATGGGATTATTTTTACAATCCTTAATCTTCGTATGATCAAATTAGGAGGTAAACCAGACTTTCTTAATATGATCGAAGATATTAAATGGAAAGCTGCAAATGAAAGCTTATTAAAATTTGCAACAGAAGAGAACCCAACAATCTCTACTGACGCAAAAGCAATCTTAGATTTTTTAAATGAAAAAGATCTATTAAATAGAACAGGTCGTCTTGAATTACCAAAAATTAACTCTGTAAAAGATTCGCCGACGGCAAAAAGAATGATCATTTTTCGTACTATATTGCAAAAATCTATGGGTACTAAAGCCCAATGGGATACCGAAGCATGCACTAAATTGTTTGAACTAATCGGCGCAATCTCTGTAAATCGTATGGGCTTACACACCGGTTCATATAACAAGATAGAAATATTAAAAGCATTAAATGCACTGCTTGATTACGATTTTGAGCAAACTGTATAACTATAAATCAGGGCGTACATATTGTGCGCCCTATAAAAGGAGAAATATTATGGATAGTATTAAAAAGATAGTTATGACTCGTGATAATATGAGCGAGTTCGATTTTGACAATCTTTGGGAAGACGCTATGGATGAAGCCAGACAAGCCGAAACTCTTGATGATCTTGACAGAATTGTAGAAGATTATTTTGGCTTGGAGCCAGACTATGTTATTGAACTTTTAAATGAATTGGGGGGATTGTTCTAATGAATCCAGTATTACAAATCTGGAACCAACAAATAACGCATAAAAGTAATTATGGACATATTCTTTATAAAGCCATTATTGCGTATAGAAATATGCAGTATATAGATGCAATGCATTACAGTGATAAAGTATTAAAAGCTTTTTCGCCGTCTAGCTCTGAATTCTCAATGGGGCAAATAATCATAAAATGTTCCCAGATAAAAAATTGGATATTTGATTTCAAACAAATAAATCCAGGTCTGCATTTTATTGATGTTTTATCCGATTTAAATAATATTGAAAATATCGGATGTTTGCAAGACTTGACAATTGAAGTACTGACCTTTTTATTTGAAAGCGATATCATTTATGCAATATCTGACGCTTTTTTAAATGTGCCATTAGGTGCTTATTTAAGAAGACATGATTCAAAAGAAATAAAAACTTATGCTTTGATGTATCAACAGAAAGGGTTGATACCTAAAGGTGTAAAAATATAGGAGAATATTATGCAAAGTAAAGAAAAGAAAAAAATAGTGATTCCACTTAGTCGAGTGGAATTGAAGCGGTACATAATAAAAGGGTTCGCAATGAATGTGAACCCATTACCTCGCTTAAGGAAACAATTTGGTGTAACCATAAGTGTATCTAATAAACCTATACTGGATTATGACCTGGTGTGGTTAAAGAAAGACCAAGAGTTCTACGAAAGTAAACACGTCATTTTGGCGCCACAAGAACCTGAAAGTATCTTAATGAAACAAGACAAAGCGTACACGCTAACATTTCACGTATCTAGGCGACAATTTGAATTGCTCTACAGGAAAAGTGGTAAGTGCCTAGCAGTTAAGCAAGAAGCGATTGATGACTTTTTGCAAGCATACGAACCGCATGAAAAAGTGATGTATAAAAGAAGTTTCAACTGTTTCTATATGCGTTTCTACTCACTAGTTGAGACGCTAATTGTATTAGAGTGTTTAGATGAAAAACTTAACCTTTATAGAGTATGGGAGCTCGGTAGAGGTACAGTTTTAACAACTAACTTTTATACAGCAGATATACTAGATCAGTTAATACGTAACACTCAATTCAGGTATCAGGCTCTTACGGTAACAAACGATGACCTAGAGCCTTTCATTTTCTAAGTAAAAATAAACAGGAAACGCTTTCATCTTCTTGAGCGTGAAATCAAAGAAGGCGGAAAAGCCGCGTTTGGGATTCAAGTCCTGGTGCGGCTTTTTTTGTTCACACCGAAAACTTTAATAGTAATACTATTGAACTAAAAACTAAAAGGAAGGTGATATAATGATGAAGTCAAATAAACAAATCATTGATGATTTAAACAAAAATAATCATTATATGGCAGCAATATTAGCAGAAATAGCGACAGAAAATAATCAATTTCTAGACATAGATGAAACTGATTGTTTTCAGCCTGTATGTGGGGCTATCAATAATGATGTAATTGATGCTATGGAATTAGGCATACATCCTGAAGATAGATGGTAGGTGTTATATGAAAACTGATAATTGGTTCCCTGAAAATTTACCTTTTTCAAAAGTTTTGGAAAAAGATAAAATTGATCTTCATATAATAGAATTATGCGGTGTTGTCAACAGCACGCCCTGTTTTCGTACAATTGGTTCTTGTAGTGGACACATTCCGAAACGAGGTGAAACATTTAGACAATATATTCGCATAGCAGGCGATACGCAATATCTTCTATTTTTTTGGACGCTAATAGAAGGTTCAAATCGTTACTATAATTGGGGCTTTAGATTCTCATTAGCATATATGCCAAGATATCTATCATATGCTTTGACTATTTCACGTACTGTGAAAGAAAAAGCGCCAGATTTTTATTTTGTTAATTTGATTGAATCTTTTAGTACAATACTAATTGATTTTATCGTTGAAGAAAAACCGTATAATTTACGGCCAGACAGGGAGTTTTTAAATGCACACAGAAAATGAAGAAACAATCTTGTGTAAATGGTGTAGTGAACCGACAAAATTTACAGGTACCGCTATGTGTAATAACTGTTGGGAAATGAGCCATAGAATAATGTTCAATCTTGATTTAGCTAAAAAGATGATAGCTTTTTATGAAGCTAAACAAAAGAAACTAAATTAAGATTTTTTTTAAACAAAAAACGATTAAAAAATCTTGACTTAAATATAATTTTATGTTTAAAAGATTTTTTAATCGTTTATTAAGGCAAAAAAGGCGTAAAAATGGAAAATATTATCATTTTATTAAAAAAAGAAATCAAGATTATAAACCTAACAGATTTATCGAGAACTGTTGGTTTTTATAAACAATTACTTGATAAGGCGAATGCTATTATGATAGGGACGTCCACAAAAGTAACAGCTTCTATCACTAAACAAAAAGCATTAAAACTTATCAAAAAGAGAAAGCAACAACAATTAGATGCAAATTTAGACATGATGCCGCCTTGTGAAAAATGTGGAAGATATTTTCGTACTAAAGACGGTGTTACTAAATATCTGCATAATTATAGTAGTAACAATGAAAAAGGAGTAGTCTGGTGTAATGATGACTACGCTAACACGATATGCCCAAATTGTTGGGCTGAGATTAAAGGAGATTGTTATTAATTATGAAAGAAAAAACATATAAAATTAAACTACTGAATGCTTATTCCACAGATATTACTTGTACTTTGGAGGCTTTACATTCAATGTTAAGTTTCCATAAAATAAAAGTGCATTATAAAGGGTATTACATATTCTTAAGCGCTGATAAACACATTATTGCATCTCAAGGCACAAAATTTTTTGAAGTAGATTCAATAAGTGAAGCGTTTGAAAAAATTGACCATTTATTGAGGACTAGCAAAAAGACAGGAAGGAGTTTATTATGAATAGTGATTTTAAAATCACATTAAAAAACGGGCATGCCATAACCATCGCCTTTGATTTAGACGGTGTTGTGATAGATTTTGTTCAAGCTTTTTTAAATCTTGTGGAAAAAGAAAAAGGACGTTCTTATTCAAAAAAAGATGTTACAAAATATGCCTTATACGATATATTAGACATTACCTATGATGAATATCGTAATTATACAGATCAAATCATTACGAATATAAAAAGTTCTTCTGAACCACCACCAATCCCTGGCGCTGTAAAATTTTTCCAAAAATATTCCGCATATTGCGAAAAATTTTTATTCATAACAGCTAGATCGGTATATGCAAAAGAAGCTACAGAAGATTGGCTAAAACGTCACTTGAATGTTGATTTTGAAATATTGTTTAGTTATATTAAAAACAAACACGATATAGCGCGACTTTATAACATTGATTATTTAGTCGATGATAATGAAGTAACAATAAGAACAGCGCGTGATGCTGGTTTTACTGGCGGCATATTATTTAAACAATTATGGAATAACTCAGTTCCAGGTGCTTTTAACGTTAGTAACTGGAAAGAACTTGAGGCATTAATAGAGAAATTAGCATGTACGTCAACTAATTGTGGAGGATAACAAATGGATAACCATCAATTAAAAAATCAAAAAGTATGGTTTGGCACGCTTATTGCAAAAAAAGTAAAGCGTAAAATTTCATCTATTAAACAATTTTTAGTTGATTTTCGACATACTCCAAGAATACCTTATTTATACAATAATTGTTTTTTAAATGATTGTATGAATAAATATGGTTATTTGGAAATACATACAGTTGAAAATTCATCTAAATTGTTTTTATGTCCAAAACAAAAATACGCTTGTGTTTTAACGAAAAACATATCTGGTCGAGAAGACATTAAATTATTTGACAAACCTTGGTTAGGCTTTTACTATTGGTCAAGTGATTTAAACGAAGTATTAATAAGATGCCATCGATCAGATTTTCAAAACATGTTATTTAAAGCATCTATGTTAAAAGATATACTATCTGCATATTTAATAAAGGGAGATACCTATTAATATGTCTTTATTTACAGGAATTATATCATATCCTCTTTTAGGGATTATTTTTTATTTATAGATTATACAGAATAGGAGATTTAAAATGATTAGAGATAACATGGAAAATATGCTTCATTCATTTAAAGTAATGGATGGTTTTGTTACACAAAATTCAACAGGAAATATTTATACCGATGGTAATAAAATATTTGGCTATGGAATACAATTAGTACAACGTATTCAAGACGGTTTGTTCCTTGTGAATATGGAACATTTACAATCATTCCAATCAACGCATCGCTATACTATTATAAGATCCCTTGGTATAAATAACTGTTTTCTTATTGATTTTTATTTATTCAATAAAGCTAATATTAAAATTAGTTCTTTTATTGAATTTTATGGACATGCAGGCGTGGCAAGAGATATTTGGGAAGGTTTATTTAAATTAAATGGCATGAATTTTCTTTTAGGCAGAGCGCATAGGTTATACTATCTTACTGAGTTAATATGTGATTGTGATTATTTATTAGCTGCCAAAAAAAGCTTAATCCCAAAGAATCTTGCTAACAAAGAATCATTTAGATACGGAACGCATTTTTTTAATTGTGTGCAAAAAGGTAAGCATGCAAAAAAAACTTATGATTCTTGCTTACAAAAAAAGTACGTCATTAAAACAATTAATGATTGCGGAGATATCCATTCAACAAGGGGGGATGGTATTTTTGTATCTGGTTTATTAACACACCCTTTTAGAGAATCTTTTAGATTATCGCTTGCAAAACACCCAAGAATTTATCAAGCGGTAGAACAAAATGCGATAGCGCATTACGCAACTATTGCATAAAAGTAACGTTATTAATTAACATTAGTAAGAAGGAGAGTAATTATGTATAACTATGATCATGATGATTGTCGTCCATGGATACAGGCAATAATGATAAAAAACAATTTACCGGAAGATGATGCATTATATCTTTTGGAGACTAATTTAAATCAACTTCTTGATTTTAATAATGACTATGACTTAGAAAGTATAAAACGAGGTTGGAATCTTGATGATTCTGACCATGCCATTATGGAATCTTTGAAAGATTTTTACAACGAAGCACTTATTGAAGAGCGAGAAGATGATCCATGTTTTGATTACAAGCGACGTATACGAGCGCAAGAAATGGAACAAACTCTTGAATGGCGTTCTTTACAGCATGTAAACACCTATTAATAATTAAAGGCGTAATGTATATTTTAATACTTACGCCTTAACAATACTATAAGGATGCTTATGAATAACGAGTATATAGATAATATGGATAATATGTTAACTGTATTACATTATATGGATACAGGTCGATCTGTTTCATTAGGCGGACGATTTTTTGTTTATATAAATGGTTTGTATGAAAAAGATAATTATGGTAATTTTGTTAAATCCTATGTATCTTTAAATGAATTAAAATTCTTTTGTGACCAGTTTGGTAAAAAAACAATTAAGAAATTTAAAGCTCATTTAAAAAATATCGCAGCAAAAACTTCTATTTGTTATCAAGATTATAGTGCAGATGTAATGAGTAGATTTAAAATGCTAATTGAAATATTGCAAAGCGGTCAAAGTATTAAAATTCATGGTAAAGATATTTTCATGGATAGCCGTGGTTTTCATTTCATAATGAATGATGGAACCATATTATACGATAATGTTAACTATAACATGGCTGTACTTTATGAATTCGCTAAGACTGTTACAATTTTAAATGTAACAATAGCTAGGAGTATTCAATGAAAACTATAACTTTAAATGGTATAAAAGTCCAAATTAACGACGATACTTGGAAGACAGGTGTTGTTTATTTTGATGAATGGGAAAATCACGTATTAGTAAAATCTATAGATGACGCTCATATTAAATACAATTTTGCTTGTCATCTAAGTCGGTGTGATAATTTGCCGTGCGCTGTTTGTGCCTCTATTGTTGAAAAGTCATATCTTGAAGTAAAAGTATTACGTAATAAAGTTAAGCAAGATAATTTACGCTATACTGTACGTGTAGCAGAAGGGTGTGTTGCGGTCATTGATGAAACAAAGCCACAAATTAATCAAGGTCTGCATGAAGGTGACCCAAACATCGTAAAGCTTTGGACATTCTCTGTTAACTCAGCACCAGTGTATAAGGATATGTATACTAAGTTAGCACTTGATGTCTGTAAAATAATGAATTCCTCTGTTAAGCTATATTGGTGAAGGTGTTCATCGTTTATATATAACAGAAACAGAAAAAACTGCGCTTAAAACCGCATTCATTAGCGATATGATTGCGCTTATAAGAAATGGAGGTATGGTATGAGTTTAGTAGAAAGAGTTTACCAGGTGATTATATCCATGTTGTACTAGGAGGTTAACATGGGTGATAGCAAATGGGCACAAATATTCACACGTAAAGATGGTAACGTAGTGATAGAGCCAAAACAGGAGGGAGAAAACTAATGGAAGTTAACTTAACTTTTACAATCCCTAAATGGTTAGAAAAAACAGTGACAGTATTAAAATATACATCACTTGGTTTTTCATTTCCATACGAAGATACAAATTACTATATCGACAAAAAAGGTTTCTATTGTTTAAGTACATACGAAACTAAACAAGGTGACACAAGTGAAGTTAAAATCTATGATGATGTAAGTTTAGCTGAATTTATCGATATGTGTAACTTAATATCTGATGATTTAATTAACCAAATGAACGCGACTATAACTGCTAGTTTATGTTGCATTAAGAGAAAGGAGTAATAAAATGGATAAAATTCCAACAGTAACGGTTGAAGGAGGTTCTATGAATAGAGAAATAATAATTGGTGACGTAATGATTCGTGAAACAATTGACAAAGTTGAAATCGAATTACCGTACTGCAAACAAGGTATGCGTATAGAAAAAGACCGTTTCAAAGATTTAATACACGCTTTCATGAAGTATATCGATGAGATGCAGACTAAGAAAATAATAGCTATGTTTGTTGATACTATATTGAACGATCCAATGTCAGATTTTGATTTAAGTGACGTTCCAAAAGACCTGCATAACCTTTTTAAAACACTACATAAAAATTTGGAGGGTTAAGATGGATAAATATTTTTGTATTACATTAGGACAAAAACACACACATCGTATAGGTGGGCGCACATTTGATTGTGACACACTTATGCTTGTGCAAGGAAATGATAAGGCTAGTGTCCGAAAATGGGCACGAGAAGAGTTAAACAATCAATATTATGAAGTGTTAACAATTCTGGATGCCTTGGAAAACATAGGTTACTTTCCAAAAGGAATTGTTAATTCAAATGCGATATGTGTATAATGGCTAAAACAAAAATATTACCTGAAAAATGGTATACGAAACAAGAAACATGTGAATGTCAGTTCACTATCAAGGTAAAAGTGCCATTCATATATGATTACGAAAATAAAATGTCTTGGGCAACACCAATTATGATATCTTGCCCAAGATGTAACACAGATATACTAGTAGTATATTCGTCACAGTATTAGGAGGCTGTATGAAAGACAAGAAAAACAAGAAAGAAAAGCCACACCAGAAAGTAAGCCAGCATTTACTTTTGAAGGTGTGCAAATCTACATCTCAGAGGATAAACAACGTGTATCTGTTTGTGCTTCTATTGGCAAAGGTGACGATAGTATTGGTGTTGAGTTACCAAGTGAAAGCTTCGCACCAATGATAGTGTCATTTCTAACCGATACGTATCTTGAAAATGAATGTGCACATCTGTTGGACGTGCGCTATCAAAGAAATTTGATGAGATGATAGAAGGAGTAAAAGATGTCAGCAAATAAACCAAAGAAAATAACATGCACAAAGTGTGATCGTTATTCATATCAATTGAGACGCTGTCTTGACGGTAAGATAATGCCACCAACAATAAATGGTGGCATTAGTGCTGTTCGTGTGACAGGTACACTCGATTACATATGTAAACACAGCCATCTAAAAACAAAAATTGCTGAGAAGATTGCGAAAAGTCACCAAATTATCGCAACGTTGAGCTAAAATGAACTTGAGAACTCGGCTACGTAAGTGTCTTATCAAACCGCCTAGCAAATGGAAGCATTTTAAACTACAACACGAAAGATATTGTGTTTCAGTTCAGACGCTTTTTGCTAGGCGTGGTTTACCCTGGGACATTATTCAGATGGAGTTGAAGTCAGAAGGTTATCTTCTACCTGAAGAGCATTTATTTGAAGTACTCGAAGATCCTTGCTCCATCTATAGGACTTCAGAAGATCCATCAGGTAAGAGCATCGAGGATGATACAACACTCGGTGACTTACCTGATGATTGGTCTGAGGAGGATGATCTTAAACAAGAACATATCAATATTGATTGGCATGGTGTATAAGGATATAATATACAACAAAAGATTAAAGGAAAAATAATAAATGAAACATATACTCACTAAAATAACAAATCGAAAAACTGGTTCTAGTTATGGTGTATCACATGAAAATCAATGTAAAAATCTAAACGATTTTGAAGCATATATTAATGCTAAGATGTTTAATTCTGTCGTTACTATAAATAATGTAACAGCAGAATTATTAGAAATATATATGCCTACATGGATAAAAAAACCTTTGATAGTATTAAAATATCTATCTTTTGGTTTTTCTATTACTTTTGATGGTGTTGATTATTATCTTAGCGAAAGTGGTTTATACACTATAAATGGTTTTTCTTCTATCAACAAAACAACAAATAAAAAAAATTTTGATTTGAGAGATTTTATTGCTAAGTGCAATAAATTACCGGATAAATTAATAAATCAATTAAAGGATTTAATGGAGGTTTAAATGAACACATTACTTGAAACTTTATCAATTTCTGTAGACAGAGATGACAGGCTTCAAACTATTTTTGAGCTTGTTAAAAATAGTACTCTCAACGATACTGATTTTACTTTAATGCCAATGTCTGGTTGGATGGTTATTTTTAATGCTGAGTTTGGAACTGTGAATAACGCATTATTATCAGCAGATGTTGATGTATTTATTGATAAATTGATTCAGTGCGCATCCATCATTTTTACTGTTTTGGATATACTGCCTGGTTGTGATTTAAATAAAGTTTTTCCAAGAATACATGAAACAAAAGAGAATAATTGTGGATAAAAAAATTATGATTAACAAGATCATAACAGATCTTCAATTACGTTTTTCACGAGCTTTAGATAAAAAAACGAGTTGGGGAAGAAACCAAGTGCAAGAGATATTTGTTGATTGTTTATCACAAACATTAGCTATTTGTATTGATAAAATTTCTGATAAACCTATAGTATCACCGACTAACTCACCATTTTAATCTTATGAGCGGGCACTCTTTTTTTCTAGATGTCCGCTTAAATGCTTGAAATCATTAAGAAAAATGCCTTAAATACATTTAAATATTGACAAATAAATATTTTTCATATATAAGGAATATACAAAATGAAAAATAAATTAAAACGAATTTTAAAGCTTAATAAAATGTAAAAAAAACCGATTAAATAATTGACAAAAATATTATTATCCTTATTATAAGATATGATATTTTTTCTTATAAAATCTGAATAACCCAGAGAGGCCAGATTTTATGAATTTCTAAGAGGGAGAGAAAGAATTATGACCAACCGAATAACAACTTTGAGTTGCAAGTACGCTGATATTGCTACTGTTATAAATTATCTAATTCGTAACCAAATTTATCCTTCTACAACAGCGCATGCAGCAAGACTTGCAATTCAAATGTTGGTTGAATCAATTAAGGATCTCGATCCAGAAGCTGTTATTACTGATGAACAAGAAGCAACATCTTTTTTAACAAATAAAATGCGATTTAAGTTACCTAAACTTAAAAAAATTGCAAAGGTAGAAACTCAAACTGCTTTACAAGAAGATTTAGCTGAACTAAACATTGGAAGTTTAGTTCTTAAAAATAAACCGCCTTTAGCAGGCGAATAAATTTAAAAGGAGATTTTTTACTATGTCCGAGAACATGTCAACAGAAGACAAAAAACTTCAGTACCCTAAAGAAGGCACGACTGGTGTCTATGATCAAACATTCAATCCTGATTGGGCTGATCCAATAACAATTGTTACAGGATCGCCTGAAAATGCTACAAGTTGCCGACATTATGTAGATATGCAACCAACAGTGGCCGATTTTGTAGCTAAATTTGGTGAAGCTGAAACAAAAGCCCTTTTGAAACGAGCAGTAACCGTCAGCGTTCAGAATATGGCTCGAAAAGGTTTAGAAAAAGGTCAAGCTGGTCTTGTGCAACTTGCGGCTTTGGATGATTATCGTCCAGGTCTTAATATTGGCTCTAAAGCCTCGATAGAAAAAGGTTTTGCAAATCTGGCTACCGGTGATTTGGATGCATTGAATGCCTTGCTGGCTAAGCACAATTTACAGGTAACCAGCGCCTAAACGTCATTTAATTTATAGATTAAAACCGGTATGTGATTTAAAGTTATATGCCGGTTTTTTTATTTTGGAGTTATAATGAAATTTAGTACAATGAAATTTAATTATCTCAATTTAAAAGCTTTTCAAAAATTAGTGCATCCAACAGCTCAAATAAAATTAGATGGATGCAGAGCTTTAGCTTATTTTACTAATGACTGTTCTATGTTATTCTCTCCACAAGATAATATTATCAATAGTGTGCCAACAATTTTAAAACAATTAGATGGTATATTTTCATTATATAAAGAACAACTAAAAAACAATTTTTGTTTAGACGGTGAAATTTATAACCACAATTGGAAATTACAAGATATTCATGGTGCATTAAATCGTGTTAATAATTATCATCCGCAAGAATCAGATTTAAATTATTATATTTTTGATTGTTTCTTTTATAAAAAGGATGATTTAGATATTGTTGAAAAAGATAAATATTGTATGCGCCGTTTATATAGGGATACTATAGTTGAAGATATAGCTATCCATACTTATTTTCGACAAGTAGCGTCTAATATATTTATTTTAAAAGATTTTTTTATACATAGCTATCAAGATGTGTTAGATTTTACTAAGAATGCTTTAGATGAAGGTTATGAAGGTTCAATCATTCGATCTCACACAAATATTTATACAAGAGGTAAACGTGTTTCAACTGCTTTAAAATTTAAACCACACCAAACTATGAAATGTCTAATTGTAAAAATAAATCAAGCTATAGATAAAAATGGTGTCGCTTTGAATAGAGCTGGGTCTTTCTATTGCAAGACAGATGAAGATGTATTTTTTACAGTTGGATCATCGCAATTTACACATGCACAATTAGAATATATTTGGAAAAAGCATAAAACTTTAGTGGGTTTTGAATTAGGTATTCGATATCAACGATTAACAAAAAGGCATGCACCAATGGAATCTGTTGCTGTCGAAATTCCTGCTTTAGAACTTTTTACAACTAACGTTAAAAAATAACGTAACATTTAAAAAAGGAGAATTTATGCCGACAACAAACATTACTAATTATTTAGTAACAGATACAGAAACATCTAATTTTCGCCAACGCGATAATAGAAAGACACTAAAACAATTTATTGTTCAGCATGCTTGGGGGTTATTTAAACCTCAAAGGGCTTTCACTGATTTTGAAAGCCATAATTATTCGCATCTTCAACGTTCGATCAGCGCGGGTGCAGAAAGAGTGCATAGAATCAGTGTTGAGGACTTGCCAAATGACATAGAAATGGATAGAGCGCATTTTGAGCGATTTTTAATTGCTATTGAACGTTCTGATGTATTGGTAATCTATAACAAAAAATTTGATTTACCTTTTTTATTCGATAAAGCAACAGAAGTAAAGATGTTTAATGCTTTACAAGCTTTATTGTTAAACAAACCTGTATTTGATCCAATGTTAATTTTGACAGATATTATGAAAATGCCTCACTTAAATAAGAAAAAAAAGTATAGCGGTTATAAGTGGCCAAAACAAACAGAAGCTTATCGTTATTTGATGAATAAAGGTTTTCCGGATGCTCATAAGGCTTACGGTGATGTATTAGCGCTGAAAGATATTGTGGAAGCGATGGATCGAAATATTCTAATTCCTTCAACATATTTAATTCGCAGGAAGATGCAGGCATAAAATTTAACAAAGATCAATTTATTGTCATTAAGGAATTAAATCAACAAACTAAAGAAAAATTACGATAACAGGAGGCTGTTATGATAACTTTAGAAGACTATCGTGATCTAGATTGGCCAATAGATTTTCAAGAAACTTGGTTTTATCTAGATAACAGTAAAGTCAATGATTATATAACATGTCCTATGCTTTTTTATTTAAGGCATGTTTTAGGTCTAACTTATGAAAACCACCATCTTAAATTCGGTAAAGCTTGGCATGCTGCTATGGAAGTTGCTGAATTATCTCAAAATTTTCGTTCGGATGATTCTAAACATATTACATTAGAACAAGCTCAACAAGCTTTTCTTAATGCTTTAAAAAAAGAGAGATATACATCGAAAGATATTTATGACAAAGAAGTGTATCCTAAAAATATTTTTCGAGCATTGCAAGCTATCAAATTTTATTGGGCTGAATATAGCATTGCTGATCCTTCTGAGTATGAATTGTTATCTATTAAAGATGAAATTACAGGTAAAAAAGTTCCAGTTATTGAATTACGTGGATTAGTACCGATTCATGATGATCAATTTGTATTTACTTTTGATAGTTTATTAAGACATAAAAATACAGATACTGTAATAATTCGTGATCACAAAACCGGTTCTAGCGCTTTCAGATGGGAAAGTTCTTTACACCATTCTATGCAAGCTATGGCATATCATTTTGCAGCATATAATATTTTACCTACAGAATATTCTTTTAATGGTATACAATTTAACGCTACATTTTTTAAGAAAAACAAACGAATAGACTATACGAAAGAGCTAACAGACCCTGCTCATGGTCGAAATCAATTTGACTATAGGAGGTATATTGTTACTTTTTTGCCTAATGATTTAACTGATTTTACTCGTGTTATGTATACTACAATGCAGCAAATTCGCACTGATATGGAAGAGTGGCGCTTACACGAAGGTAAACATGTTATATGGAAAAAGCACTTTCAAAATTGCGTTAAATTTAACAGGCCACAAACAGACGTACAAGCACCTGAAATTTTTAATTGCCCATTACAATCAGAATGTAGTGCTTTTCGTTCTAATACAGTTTCTTTAATGGACATCGAAGATCCAGATCTTTTTTACCGCAAATATTGGAATCCTGGAGAAGGTTTAGATGGAGATTCAACTTATATAACAGTAAATTCTTTAACAGGAGAACATAAAGCATGCCTATGATAGATGATCAAACACGTTTAAAACGTATGCAGGAAGCAAGAGAACGACAAAAAAATCGTTTAGCTAAACGTCAATTTGTGTCTGAAAATAATACTAACATGATAATATATGGCGAATCAGGCATTGGTAAAACATGGTTAATGATGACTGCCAGAAAACCTGTTTTATATTTTTGTCTTGATCCAGGTGGCGTTGATAGGATTAAAAATATTGTAGACCCAGGTACTTTTGAATTTATCTATGTTGATAAAGAAGATCAAGATAAACCTACGCAATATAGCGATTTTGGTAAAGAGTTTGTATATTATAAACGCGCTGGATATTTTGATTATGCTGGTACTTGCGTTATTGATTCTATGACAACTTGGAATAGAGCTGCTATGCGTCAACACATATACGTACAATCTCAAAAATCAAAAGGCGCGCATGTTGGTAAACCTAACAACCCTCCGCATAAAGGTGACTATTTACCTATTATGCAAAAAGAGCATAATTTTATTACTACATTATGCGGGTTACCTTGTGATGTAATTTTATTATACCATGTTAGAGTGCCGATACGTGAAGATGATAATAAAATCATACTTGATGGCAGTTTAACTTTTAATTCTTATGGTAGTAATAGACAATTGGTTGCTACTGCTGTCGGCAATATTTTCCGACTTGTGCCTACTAAAGGAAAAGCGCCAGAAATACAAACACAACCCATAAGACAGATTGATTATGATATAGCGTCATCTTGCAAATGGCGTGATTTATTAAAAAAGTTTGAACCACCAGATATTAAAGCTTTATTAAAAAAAGGTAATAGACCTTATGAAGATAAGGAACCTAATAATTGGGATATTTTATTAGGAGATGAAAACCCTAAAACAAAAAAGGAGTAATTTATCATGGGTGACGAGTATGTAGACAATGATAACTATGATGCAGTTATCGAAAATGTATCAATGGATGATATGGATTTTGATGATACGCCGTTTGAAGATTATCCATCCGGTGAAATGGAATTGGAAATCGTAGGCTGGAAAAAAGCAAAAAATGGCGGCATTATATCCACTAAAGATGGTAAGTATTATGGAATGTTGTTATTGGCACCCGCACCGAATGCGGTGGCTGATCCTTCAAATTATGACAACATTGAAAATTATGTTGGCATTCCACACAAAGACTCAAATATTAAAGACAACCAAAAGCGTAAAATGTCAATACAAATCAGTAAAATTCGTAAATGTTTTAATATTGATCCTTCATTGCCTGTAGCAGACTGGGGCGGGCATCGTGGTTTCTGCCAAATAGGAAAAGACGATCATCCAATTTTTGGTACACGTTTTGTAATCAAAAAATTCATTATTGACCAAGAATAACAATTACCTAAATGAATGACAGATTATCTCACAGGTAATCTGTCATTTTGGAGTTTTAAAATGAGCAAAACAACAGTTGTCTTAACAGAGGAAAATAGACAATTCTTATTTAAAAATTCTTCACATGGAGATTTAAAAAAATTGTTTAATTCTTTTATTGATCATATGCGGCATTTAGCGGAAGATATTGATCCCAAGGTGCTTTGTACTGTTATGGCTGCTGGGCTTTTTAATGTGAAGTTAACTGTAAATAAAAGTACTTTAGCCGAGGCATAAACATGAATAATATATCTTATTATAGAAATTTACGTTTAAAATATTTAGAACAACGTTATGCTGAAAAAAAGAAAAAAATAACAAAAGATAAGAAAGTTACAAAGAAAACAACTAAAACAAAAGTAACGAGTAAAGCTTCATACAGTTCTAATATAGAACAAGTTTTACAAGCGTTATTAGAAAAAGGTTTGGTTCAAAAAAAGGAGAATAAAGAATGACATTTTTTAAGACAATAAATGTTTCGTTTGAACAAATTGCTTTTGGCAAATTACGTACACGAAAAGTGTATGTTGGGATAGAAGATTTAGCTGAGAGCATTTTAGAAGGTGGCTTAATTAATCCGATTTTAGTGCAAAATATAGAAGAAGCATTAAAAACAGCAGATGAAGAAGATGATATAGCAGATTTGCAACAATGTCAAACTGATGGATATACATACAGACTTATTGCAGGAGGCAGACGTTTTAGTGCTTTAAATCTTCTACAAAAAGCTAATGATGAATTTAAAACTGTTAGAGTATCTCTTTTAATCAGATCTTATGAATCCATGTTATTTCCAATGTATGAAAATTGGGAAAATGCGCATACAAAGCCATTGGAATATGGTGAATTAATTGAACAAGAACAATTTTTGCATAGATATATGGTTAAAAAGAAGGGTAGAAAAGTTACATCTAGTGCCAAAGGCCATACTATGGCAGATACAGCTAAAATGTTGAATGTGTCTAGGCCAAAAATTTCACAAGATCTCAGTAATTATGAACTTATGATATCGTTGGGATTTAAACCTTCAGATATCAAATCGCAAAAAGATTTAAAATCTAAAGCTGCTGAAGCTAGGAAAATTATAGAAGGACGTAATGCTAAAGCTAGAATGGAAGCTGAACAAACTTCTTTAAATAGTTATAAAAAAACCATTCTTAAAGCTTTTCACAAAGGTAATTGTTTGGATGGGCTTGAAAAGCTTAATGATGAATCTGTAGATTTTTTTGAGATAGACCCACCTTACGCAATAGATTTGGATAATAATCAAAAAACAAAACAAAGTGATCAGTATATAGAGATGTCTCCAGAATTATATATAGATACATTGTACGAAATAAATAAACAAGTGTTACGAGTTTTAAAACCGACCGGTTGGTTTATTTGCTGGCATTCTCCTTCTTGGACTGAAGTTACAAAACAAATATTCAAAGGTTTGCGTAAAAATGACTTACAAAAAATGATTGCACAAAAACAACATGCTTATAAATACGTAAATAATGGTTTAAATGTTTACGAAATGCCTGGTTATTGGTTAAAGCCAACAGGTGCTGCAAACCAACCGCAACATAGATTAACAGCAAGAATTGATATGTTTATTTATGGTAACAAAAATTCACAAGCAATATTGAATAAAACCGGACATTTTAATGTTTTTGAGTATAATTTAGTGCCTTCAACACAACGTATTCATCGGGCACAACGACCACATGCTTTAATGGCTGAAGTAATAGATACTTTTTGTAAACCAGGTGGGCATGTTTGTGTACCTTTTGGGGGTTCTGGTCAAACTATACTATCAGCTTTTAGAACTTTTCGTACAGCTATTGGATGGGATTTATCGAATACATATGTAGATAAATTTCCATTATTAGTTAATGCGCAAATAACCGAAATCTCTAATGTTAATCAATAACGATAGAGGTTAAAAAATGTTTAAAAATATAAATAAAACAAGAACTTTTGTACCAGCTAACGATAATTACAGTAGTTTGTACATTATTATCGGAGATCAACCAAGCCGGAATGAATTAATTCATAGAAAACCGTTTCTAGGCGATACTAGTAAATTATTATGGGATATTTTAGGACAGTTAGGAATTGTTAGAAGTGATTGTCTTCTTCTTAATGTTATAATGGATGCAGACAAACCTTTAAAACAATACATTAATTTAGATAAAAAACCACGCCTATCTGAAGAGGGTGTCGCCTATATAAACCAACTTCGCAATAGTTTAAGTAAGCTTCGTCCTAAAGTTATTTTTGCACTCGGTGAAGTTGCTTTATATGCATTAACAGAATTAACAGGCATTACAAAATATAGAGGTTCACCATTATCTTTAATAGGAACCGATATTCCAGTAATGCCTACTTATCACCCAAAACATATAGAACAATATTCAGATCAATGGCAAAATCGCTTTTTAGTTTTTAAAGATTTTAAAAGAGGTATTGCTATTAAAGCTTTGCAAAAAGCTGCTAATGATGTTGAACTAATCATAAGACCATCTAAAAAATCAGCTATGGATTTTTTAAAATATTGTAAAAGTGAAGGATTAAAAGGCGAAAGAATTGCTCATGATATTGAAACCATACACTATGCAACGCCTGATACAACAATATCTTGTTTCAGTATGGCTGTTAACAATGTCTCTATGTGTATTAATTTCATGGATGCACAAGGATTATCTTTTACAAAAACTACAGAAACAATGCTTTTAGAATTATACCAACATATTTTAGAAGATAACTGTATTTTAAAAGTTACTCAAGGTGGTTGGTATGATTATTTTGTATTATGGTATTGCTACGGTATTATTCCACAAGGACCTCTTTGGGATACTATGATTGCACAAAGATTAAATTGGTCTGGTTTTAAACGCGGTCTTGATATAATAACTAGTTTATACACACCCTTTCAATACTATAAAGCAGAAGGCAAAAAATTTTTTGATACCGGTTCAGATTGGTCTAATTTTTTTACCTATGCTGCTATGGATTCTATGGCTACTTTACTTGCGATGAAAAATATGTTAAGTGATTTAGACGCGCTTGATAACAAACCTATTTTTGAAGCGCAATGTGCTTTAATTAAACCTTTATTAAGTGCTCAACGAAGTGGCTTAAACTGTAACATAAAACGAATGCGCCAATTAGCTGAATATCATAAAGAACAAGAACAGATTTATTTAAAAAAATTGCATGATTTTGCTGGAATCGAATTAAACCCACATTCAAATAAACAATTAATTGAATTTTATGCGTTGAAACAAACAAAGCTATATAAAGGAAAAACTGGTAAAGGTTTTTCGTTTGATAAAACAGCTTTGAAAAGAATGCGTCGAAACGGTACACGTGGTATTGACTTTATACAAAACTGTCGAAAGCACAGAAAAATTTATTCAAATTATTTAAAAGAAAGTATCGTAAGCCCCAATGGTAAAATTATTTTTACAATGAGTCCAGCAGGCACTATTTGGGCAAGATTTTCATCTGTAACAAGTCCTTTAGGTACAGGCATGAATATGCAAAATTGGCCTAAAAATTTACGAGAAATTTTAATACCTGATACACCTAATCATGGTTTTATTTCTATAGATTTTAGTCAAGCGGAAAATCGTATTGTCGCTTATTTAGGTAAATGTGAAGAGATGATAGCAGAATTTGAACGAGTTGGCGGTGATGTACACACACAATCTGCCTATATTTTAGTTAATAACATTGCTCCAAATATTGTAAATACTGTTAATGTAAAAAAAGATGTGTGTCCTTTAAGTATAGTAGGTAAATCATGGCGAGATGTTGCAAAGCAAATGAATCACGGTTTTAACTATGGTTGGTCTGTCAAAGGTTTTGCATTAGAAAACGATATGAAAGAAACCGCAGCAAAACAAATACAAACAATTTATTTTAGGCACAATCCTGGAGTAGTTAACGTATATCAAAAAGGTGTTATTAATCAATTAACTAATGGGCGTAAACTAACCAATCTTCTAGGACGAACTTGGTATTGTCGTAAAAAATTAGAGACTAAAACTTTTCGTGATGGTTTTGCTTTTAATCCACAAAGTACAGTAGGCGATAAAATAAATCGAGATGCTATTATATTTAATTATAATGATTATGATTCACGAAAAGCTTTACAATTAAAATTACAAATACATGACGAAGTTGTTTTTCAATTTAAAATACCTAAAGATATAGATGAATGGACATCTTTATGTCATCAACTTAAACGAATTACAGATCAAATGGAAACACCATTACAAACTCCAGAAGGACGATCATTTGTTATACCCGCTAATGTTTCTTTAAGCAAAACACTGACTGTTAAAAAACATGGCATAGAATTTAACGACCATTTTAACGAAGGGTTAAATCCTGAACACTTAAAACAAGCTTGGGAGTTAGTATGTCAAAAAGAAAATGTACAGACTATTTAAATGATTATATTAAATGTTTTAAAATTCAAGAACCGTGTAAATTATATTTTGAATGGACTGGAATTTTTTCAATATCAGCTGTGTTACAAAGAAAAGTTTGGCTAGAATTGGGCTCTCTTGTAATATACCCAAACTTTTTTATAGCTTTAGTAGGACCGCCTGCTGCTAGAAAAGGTTGTTGTCTTGATTTAATGTGTGATTATGTACTTGATAATTTAAACATAACTTTTTTACCTGACGCCGGTTCTATTGAATATGTTTATAGGCAAATGTCAAATGCTGAAACTACTTTTGAATATAATAATGGTGATTATTTACACACCAGTGTAGCAGGAGTTTTTCAAGAATTAACTTCTTTTATTCAAGATGATGATAGAAAATTATCTTGGTTACTTCAATTTTTTGACTGTAGGAAAATATTCGATTATGGTGTTTTATCCAGAGATGAGCCACAATTATCAAATATTTGGGTATCTTTAATCGGAGCAACACAACCCAGCACTCTAGCAACTTCGCCTATAGGAATAAAAGAATCTGGAATGATTTCTCGTTTTATTTTAGTTGGCGCTGGCCCTATTGCGAAAAAAGTCGCAAGACCAGAAGTTGATAAAGCTATTTTATCTAATTTAAAGTATGACCTAGAACAAATGATGTGTATGACTGGCCCTATAAAATTTAACAAAACAGCTTATGAATATTACGAAAAGTATTATTTAAGTAAACCAATTGTATGTCCTTATGGTCGGCGTTTTGATTATACATGGCAACGTAGAGAATTAATGATATTTAAATTATGCATAGTTTTTGCTTGTATGAAAGGAACAAACATAGTCACTAAAGATATGATAATTAGAGCAATAAATTGCATGGATAGATTAGAACAATCTTATAATTTAGTGTTCAGTGATATTTCCAGTACCATGAATGAATTATCAGAAAGAGTTGATTTAATTAGTAGAATAAAAGCAGCAGGTGATATTGATGTACGACTATTGCGTGCAAGTTGCATTAATACTATGACACAAGCTTTTTTTAAAGACACATTGATTTCATTACAAAAAGCTGGCCAAGTTAAATTGGTAGAATCAAATGGTACAGTAATTGCTAAATATATGGGAGAATTATAAAATGAATGATCCAAAATTTCTAGCTAATCTATTACACACTATTATATGTAAAAAACAACACGTTGATATAACTGATAAAGTAATTAATGGAAATGATGTGTGTCTTTATTATGTAGAGGATATTTTAGATGTTGCTTGGGATCAACCAGTGCATCAGAAATGGTTAAAAAAAGCTAATTTATTAATCACATTAGCTAAACAAATAGCAGAAGCTGATCAAAATGATATTGAGATAGATCAAACAATATCAACTTTAATCAGCTCCTTAATCTTCATATTACGTAAAATTAGCGAATTAGAGCAAGCATCTTATTCATTCTATAAATTTTGTTTACAACTTATTCATGACGAAATTACTACACAAATCTAATAATAATGTTTTATTTTTATTCTATCTTTAACATGTCGTCGTTGTCTTTTCACATTGCGTTCCCAGCGTTTTTGTTCTTTTGGTGTTCGGTAATTTTGAGCAGCACCTAATATCATTTGCCGAATTGCAACATCCTTTGGGATATCTCGTTTTTCCATGCCTTGCGTACCCCAATATATTCTCTTACCTTGACTTACACCAACGCCAATAGTTAACATAGCAATCAATTCTGCTGGTACTTTAACCCAGGTATTATCAATATATAAATCAACAGTGGTTCCATGAGCTTTTCCACCAATAGCCTGACCTACATTAATCATATGCATAGCTAAAGCGCCAGGAGTAATTCCGTCTTGATTATAAAAAGGAATCGTTTGATTAGCTATTTCATTACTAAGATCTATAAGAGTTCCTAAAGCAGATCCTTTATAAAACTCATCAGCCGCTGCCTGTAATAAGGCAGCTTCTGGAGAACGTACATCTAAAACATTCTCTGTAAAATGGGCTAAAAATGCTGTAGCAGCTAATTGGTATAAACCATATTCCCATTTTCCACGTGGTAATTGTCCTTTATAAGCATCTATATATTGATTAATTTTATTTATTTTAAAAGTCGTAAACATATGTGCCCATCGTCCATATAAATGCGTTTGCATAGGACTTACATCTATTTGTGCGCCACTGGCATTAGCTTGTATCGTTGTCCAGTCAGCTAATTTAGTAGCCCAGTCTTTGTTATAACCTTTATGCCGGTATTGTTCATATGCGGCATGTTGTGTAAAACGAGCCCAAAACATATCATGTACTTGTAGTGCTTTAAATGCTTTTGCTGCCGCCCACATAGAATAATAATCACCATTACGTAAAGCTTCTTTTAAAGGTTCAGGCCAACTTTTTAATAATGTGTCTACAATTGGATGGCCTTTGCGTAATTTTTGGTTTTGTAGATCTTTCATTATAGCATCTACTTCTCTCGTACTAAGATGAGCTGAACGCTTATTCTGCTCTTCTATAATTCGTTCTATTTGCTTAGGTTTAATAAAATTCTGCATAGCCAAAGCTAAATAAGGCATTTCAACATGCATAGGTAAATCTATTGCTACAGAACCTTGAACTAAAATAGTCCGTAAATTTCCCGCTAAAGTAGAATTAGCTAATTTTGTTTGTACCCAATTAACACCTTGTCTAAAAGATCCTGGTATGCCTAAATTTAATTCGTGAGTACCTTTAACAGACATTAAATATTTATGTATATATTCATTAGCTAAAGGATTCTCTTTTCGTAAATCAAATGGTTCTGCACGTCCTTGTATTGGTATTGGTTCTGTAAGCACTTTCCACTTTCTAAGAAAAGGTTGTTTTGATATATAATCAGCTGATAAGGAATGAAAGTCAATTAAAATATCTTTAACATTGGTTTCTAATTGAAAAGCACCTTCTTTAACTCTAGCCGCATGTTTTAAAGGTATCTTTTTTTGCTTCATAAAATCAACGATATGATTATTCGTCGCCGAATATAAATTAATATATTGCCCAAAACTCGTATAATCACCAACAGCTGACATAAAATACAAATAATTATCATTTATATCTGTAAATGGCGCTTTATTTGTTCTTGTATTTACATGATTTATCTGGTTTTCTAGAGCAGCGTATTCTGAGCGAACATAACCTTCGACCCAACTGTATTCAGGAGGTATTGTAATGTTTCCAATTTTATGAGATAAGCCAGCGTCTATTAATACCGCTAAACCTTCAGGTGTTTTACTTTGAATTAAAATACCTATGTCTTCTAAAACACTATCCGGTACATCTTTTAATGCTTCAGCGTGCTTTTGCGCTTCATTACGCATATTTGCAGCTTGTGCATGAGACTGTTGTGATTCTAAATATAATCTATGTAACATGCCATCACCAAGTTGATCTCTAATATATCTACCTTGTGTGCGATAACTTCTATTACTATAAGGCTTTTCAGGCACTTTCATATGTTGTAAAAACATCATATCAGCTGCGGTTACTCCAATATCATAAATATTTACATCACCCAATGAGGTAGCAACTTGTCGTACTGGAGGGGCTACAACATATATGTCATCTCCAGCCCAATCCGCGACATTTTCATAACCAGAAACTTCATAATCTGCAGATACTTTAAGTGTGATTGGTTCAACTTGATGTCCTGTGCGAGTACCTACACCAGGAATCGCTGTTACTCCGTCATAAACTCCTGGATAAAAATAATTATATTTTAGAACTGATTCAGCTTGAGCATGAGTAAAGCCCATCGCATTAGCATAATATTCAGTAAAACCTGTTGGTATATTACCGCTACGCATCGTTCTATTTTTATAAGATTTATAACCTTCATACCAACTTTTTAAATCGGTAATAGGAACAGTTATAAAACCGCTTTCATCTTTAATTAAGGATTTAACTCTTGCTTTTTGGTTTACAGCATCTGTAATTTGAACAGAGTTACTATCCATTCTGTGATAGTTCCCATGTTGATCTATAATGATATATTTTCCTTCATCATATTCTTTTAATTCTTGTCTATTTTGTTCCAATCTTTTTTCAAGCATTTCTTGTGTTCTAGAATCTATTGGGTGTTTTAATTCTCGCTCTAATATTTTTATCTCTTCTATTAAGCTATGTAAAGCAGCATCATTATAGTCATCAATTATAATTTCGCCAGCTTGCTCTGCTGCCGTAGTTAATTCCTCTTCTATTTGTTCGGACTTACGTGATTCTTTAACGTTAGTTTTATTAACTAGATCGTTTCGGCGCTCAGTAATTTCAGGAGCCTCGGTTTCTGCGTTATAGTGAGATTTATTAGTATTGTTAGGTATATTCATAGGCGAACGAGTACTCCCACAGATATATCGCTGATTACCTGGTGGTCCATATTTTATAATAGATATAGTACTTATATAATCAGCAGCTGCTTCGTGTGATTTAAAACGAACAGGAACTTTTTTACCTTTAGCGTTTTTCATAGTTAGTTCTTTGCCTTCTATTTCAAGTCCCCATACTCCGCGTTTAATGTGCGCTGGCATTATAGAATTATATCTGGAATAAGCTTTAATGGGATCGGTTAAACCAGTACTGATATCTGTAATATTTAAAAAATCTGTCAACTCAGCTGTATTAACAGCATGTGTACCATCAGCTTTAATGTCTGCTGAACTAATAATGTTTTGTTGTAATTGATATAATGTTGTTGCAGTTACACCACTTAATCTACTGCCTTTAATATGTATTGGTACTTCAGCAAAAGGAGTATTAATTAATTCTTTTCCAACAACTTCTCTCCAATTGTCATAATTAATAGAACCTCTTGTCGCTTTATTTTTAAAAACATTTGGATTTACATCTATTCGTGTAGGCGTTCCATTAGAAAAATAAACTTTAAATGCACCCTCGCTTTTAATATGTTTATTAGCTATTATATTAGATGGTGTATCATACTGTACATATTTTATTCTTTTTTGAAAAGTTTGCCCTTGGAAAGCATTGCTGAGTATATCTGTTGTGAATTGTTTAAGTGTTTGTCTTATGCTAACTTCATATAACTCAGAATTAAAAAATTTTTCGCGTGATATTTTTTTTGCATCTCTTAATGATGTTGCTTCTATAACACCATATTCTGATTGCAATGTTGTTTTATTATAACCATGATAAGCATATGTATTAAGTGGAGGCTTTTTAGCTGTTTTCTTTTCTTTTGTTTCTGTCTCCGCCTTCTTTTTTGCAGAACTTTGTGCGGTATCGTCCGACTTAGATTTATCGGTTTTTTGTGTAACTGTTTTACCTTTAGCATCTATTGCTCCTTGTTTTACTTTTTGAGATTCTTTTTCTGATAATTTTGAAGTCATCTCAGTTTTTGGCGTAAAATACTCTTCAAAAACAGAGTCTTTAAAATCGCCTTTTTCTAATATTTTTCTATAACTATCCACCAGCTTTCTATCTTCCCACAGTGCACCTGAGCCGTTATTTTCAGCTTCTTGAATACGGCTGTAAGCTTCATGTGCTTTAACTTTCATGCCATCATAAAGATTCGCAACTATTTTTGGTTCTTGTATAACTTTAGCATTCATTTGTCTACGTTGTTTTTTAGCTTCAGGATCTGTTGGTTTAATTTTTTCATCTGATTTAGCAACAGCTTCTACTCTTTGTTTTCTTGGCTCAATTCTAGCATCCGGTAAGTTCATAACTTCTCTTACCATTTGTTCAGCTGCTTTTTGGTTTTTGGCCTGCATTGTTCCATTGACTTTATCACCATCAACAACAGCTTCCCAAAAGAATTCTTCGGTGCCTTTTAAATTTTTAAATTCTTTGGAGCCTTCTGTAAAAGATTCTTCACTTTTCTTAAGACTCCGAGCAGCTCGTCTTTCTACTATTTTATGCGTAATTTTATTAGCAGAACCTGTTACTACTTTAAATGACGCAACTGTTAGAGCTTCTTTTACCCAAGCATGTGCTGCTGGATGCAGGTGTGCCGGCACAATATAATCTGAAGCTGCTTCAACTGGAATCATAGCTTTTTCTAAACCCCATTGTAAAACATCACTTAAACGTTGCCCTGGCTTAATCATATTATTTGCACTTATATGCTCATAAGCTTTATCAGCACTATCAAATTGTTGTATAGTACCATCCTCATTTTGTAATAGGTTATCATCTGTTGCTACTGCCCAATACTCTTGTTGTGTAGCATCCATAATATACTCACTACGTGTTTTTTTATCTGCATCTATATAACGTTGAGCATCTGCCGCTGAATTAAACTGTACAATTTGCTTTTTATCATCTAAAACTACAGGATAACGTGTATCACCTTCAAACTCAAAAGCTTTATTTTTATCATATAAAGTATAAATAGGGGGCACTTTAACAACTTTAGTTTCGCTATGTTTTACTAAATCCCAAGGTTTCATAGCTTGTCTAAATAACCATTCATGTTGTGCTGCTAAATAATAACTTTTTTTATTCGCAGTTTCAAAATCATAATTAGTTTTAATAAAATTAAGAAAATCCTCAGCATCTTTTATATATTGTTTACGGCCATCAGGCATAGTAACTTGTAGAGGACTATTCAGTTTATCTAAACTTACTTTACTGGCTACATCTGCTGGGTCTATTAAATCATTTTTAATAGATATATCTGTTTGATTTGGATCATTAAAATTATCTCTACGAATTTGTGGATCTATTAAAGAAATATTAACATCTGAGTCTAATAAAGATAAATTAATTCCTGATAAAGCGATGTTTTCGAGTAATGTTGCTATTGTAATAGGAGTTGCAACCAGGCCATATGTTGCTAAATGGCCTAAGTTTTTCGTGATAGATACTGCCAAATCACCAGCAATCCCCGGTGGTTCAAGTTGTTCGCCGTTTTTGACATAATCTCCTTTAGCTAATTGCATACGATGCCAAAAATCTTGATTAAAAGCCTCCAAATAATTCTGCTCATGTAAAGGTCTTTCTGGATAATCTTTATAATCTTTAGATTGTGGTCCAATAGAAGAAAGTCCGCTTAATTCATCGATTATAGAATCAGCGCCATAAGCTATGTTACCAACGAAATTTGAAGTATGTTGTAATAGATCTGGTGAAGATAAACTTTCTTCATAACCTCTTTTATCAGATGTTAACATGTCTATTGGGACTTGTTTATAAGTATCGTCAAGTTTTAATCCTAATTCACCGTCGTTATTTATCTTATTCTTTTTATTATTTTCTGCCATGTTATTATCTCCCTATACTTTTTACAAACTGATTGTGCTCAACTAAAAAAATCATAATATCATGCATATTAAGATTTTCTTTACTGACACCTTTATCTTCAAATAACTTTTCTTGAGATTTATAAAAATCCCATATAGTGCTCTTTTGATCATTTGGTAAAGCCATAGCAGCCTTTAAGTCACCTTCTTTATCTACATAAATAAATGTATTTAAATCATTAGCATATTGAGTATTAAAAACATTTACAGCAGCACTTAAACCATTAGTGTCTGTGCGTTTATCATTTCCCCAACTTGTCATAAGACCCATTAGTTTGTCTATTTTCTCCCAACGCTCTCTATTCACATCTCTTCGCCATTTTCTCTTTCGCCAATCTTCCATTAAATCATCATAGGCTTTATCTTTTTTGATTTTTTTGCTGGCTCTGATTTGTTTGTTGTATACCTCTATATATTTATACATATCTTTATCTTTAACTGTTACATCCACAGTAGTTCCGTCTGCTAAAGGCATTGGAAATACACGCTCTTGTATTAAATCCTCATAAGCAGTTCTATTCATATCATATTTCAGTTCATTTGCTAATACTCTAGCACGTAATAATGCTTCTTTCAAAGGACGATTACTTTGAGTATCTTGTATATTTTCTTTAAATAAAGCCACTTTTTGTTTAGCTACATTTGCTTGTTCACCTTTTAATAAATTATTCAAATATTCTGTACTTTTATTTGCTTTTATAGCAGTTTTAAACTCATCCGCCACATTTTGATCAACACCTAAAAATCTAGCTAAATCTACTAAATCGCCAGCCTCAGATATTGTTTTTAAATCTCTAAAAGTGAGTCCACCAAAAATTTTAGCTGGCGCTATCCTAGCTTTTGAAGCTACAGCTCTTTTTTCGTTAATAATATCTAGAGTTTTCTTATCGACGAAAGCTTTTCCTGTTAAAGTTTGTTTACCGATTACTATTTTATCAGCACCTAAATCGATAAGTATTTTTGGATCATCTTCTGAATCTGGAGCTCCGTTGAATAATTTACGTACTTGCATTTGTGTTTGTAACGCACTCATAGCAGTACCAACACGACTATCAGCTAATTGCTGTGATTTAATATATTCATCAACAGTTAATCCCATAATACGTCTTTTAGGACGGAAATAATGAGGATTAAATTTAGAAAGAAAACGCACTACTTCAGCACCATCATTGTATAATTTATCACCTAAATTATCGGAAGCGATATTAGCTTCGTTGTTGGTAAGTGGTCCAGTAGTGTTGGGAGTCCCTCCTCCATCTGATCCATTATTGATGGAACTTTTGGGACCCCCATTATCGAGAGGGGGCACGTAATTCGCACCTCCTATAGTAATATCTTGTTGCTTAGTATTTGCTGCTATTCGTTGTGCACTGGCATCAGCGATGTTAAAAGCAGAGGTTTGTCCTTGTTGTTGTTCATCTTTCAAAGCTTGCGCACTTATTAATTGCGATATTAATGTGGATGAAGGTGTAGTATATAAAGCCTCACCTGCTTTAGCAAGCATACTCCAAACACCATTGCTAACTTCAGCATCCAGTAAGTTTGATCCTGCTTTTACTATATTACCAAAAAATGTGTTCATAAATTTATCTCCTATTATAAAGTTAAAGCGCCAGCAGCCGCGCCACCAGCAGCTCCTAAAAGAGCACCAGGTACTCCACCACCGATATAGCCACCAAGCGCTGCTCCTGATAAAGCAGTCCCTAAAATAGTTTGTCCTGGCGATGGGCCTAAAGTACCTTGATGTGATATGGCACCTTGCGGCGCTGACAATAACTGTAAGACGGTTTCAAATTTCGATCTGTCAAAAGCATTAATATCAGCAACCATCTTAATTTGTTTATCAATATGTTCGGTACGACTGGCTATTTGTAATGCATAATATGTTTTTAAATGATCTAATAAATGTGACTGTCGATCTCGCATTTTATGATAAAGATCTAACAACATTGCTTCAGTTCGTTGGCGTATTTCTTGCTGTCTAATACGTTCTTTATAGCGTAATTCAGCTAACAGTTTATTTTTCTCACGAATTTTTTGTGTATTAGCTAAATTAATCATATAACCATGCATAGAGCTACCATAAGCACCAATTAATTGCAAATTACGTGTGTTTTTATAAAGTTCAAAATCAAAGACAACGTCAATATCTTGTGCTAATTGAGACGCATAATCATCTATAATAGTTTCACCTTCAGCTGTTTTATAATAATTTGTAATTATGGCATCTAAAACATTAGCCATATCTGTATATACATTTTCAGGCGTCTCTTCTACTAACACATCCATAATAGGCATAGCGGAACTAGAATAATCACTTAATAATTCATTTGGATTAAAAGGTTCAGCATAAGCAAATACATTATTAGCATTTGATAAAATTGAATCAGCTAAATAAGTCCATTCTTTATATAAAGTGTAACCCCAACCAGTACCGTCATCTTTATTTGATAATAACTTATGTAAGATAGCTTCCGACGAAGCACCACCAGAAGCGTTACCTGGTCCAGTACCCATAAAAACCTCCTTTATATACTAATGTTATTTTTTGACGTTAGTGCATATTCACAGAATGTCATTCGTCTAACAGGAAATTGCTCTAATATTTTCAACAACTTTGACTCTTGGACAAAACTTTGTATAACATCACATTTATAAGTTTGTGCAAATTGAACTACTTCATTAAATAACTTAGTATGTAAATTTTCCAAAGATGACCATGCATATAAAAGATTTATAAAGAAGATTTTTTTACCAGTTAATAAATCGTCATTAATTTGAAAAACAAAAAAACCTTCTGGCTTCTCTATATGCTCATAAAAAGCGACCATTCTGTATAAACCTGTGTGGATAAAACTATAGAAATTCGCTATAGAAACATCATTATAATCTGGATGCGCTATTTTGATAGCTGTTAAAATATCGATAGTAATACTATCTATATGTTCTTTTTCCAGAAGCATTAGTTTCATAATTACTCCTTATTCCTTGGATCTCGTGTTGCGCACTGAACTAAAGAACTCCTTATTCCTTGTGTCCCGTCATTCTGATAAGACAATCTGAATTCATAAAGTCTTAAAGGCGCTGAGCTCGAATAGTTTAAAGAAATATCAAAAATATAATCAGAACGATTTACATGCATAAAACCTTTCTTATTAAGGCGGACAATTTTATTCTTATGACTATAATAAAAATTTTGTCTTGAAGAGAAATCATTTTGCACACTGCAATAAAGAGTCATTAAACGTTTGCGCCTAGGATTGTTGAAAGTTAAATTACTAATATAAATTTGATTAATTGAAGGTGTACTTATTGCATTATGTAATTTTAAAGTATGTGAAGCAGCTAAATAATAAGCGCAGTTGTCAATAAGAGTCATAAAATTCTCTTTATAAGAATATAATTTGTTTGTGCCAAATAATAAAACATGTCCATTACATGTATCTAATTTCTCAATTGTTAAACAAATGTGCTGATAGTACAAACATTTTATACCCGCTTTATTGTATGAATATAGCATATTTTTTACATCTATAAAATACAACGTCTGTGTTAACGGTTCATAAATAAAAGATTGTTTATCACGTAATCTAAGTTTATTTATTTCAGTAATTCCAAAACCAAGCTCTTGCGGAAACATCAAAAACATGCCAGATTCAGTAAATACTATTAAATTTTCTAATAACGCCGCAATAGCAATAATTTGTGTATGATGAAAATCTAAAAAACCTGCTAATGGCGAAATACTAACAGGCATTGCAACACCCTGCGTTTGCACATCTAAATCTAATGCATAGGGCGTAGCCCAAAAAATTTTGGTATGTTTATTTAAAATAACTTGATTACGAAATATAGCATGTGAATAACTGGGATGAGCATACCAATGACCTTGACTTGTAAAGACACCGCTTGGAGTTGTTTGTATTACATCTTCATTATTAACATAATCCCAACGACCCCATAGTAAAGAATGCAAATCCGACTTAGGAAAATTAGCAGGTACTTCTTGAAAAGTATCGTCAAAAGCTATTTGTGTATAATCTAAAGAAGTTGTTTTCACAATGTTAAAGTCTGCTATTTGATTAGTTAAATAATTACCTTCTTTATATAAACCGATAAAAGATATCATAGGCCGTGTCTGTGCAGCCGACGAACCTTTTAATAATTCTGGGAACATGTCATAATATATTTCATTCATTTTTCAAAATATGCCTTTATTTCTATATTATTAATATGCAATACGTGGTTTGCATTAGTGATAACGCTTAAATTCCTTAAAGCTGTTGTATTTGATTCTGGTGTTATCCAAATATAATAATCAAAATCAGCGTTGAAATCCCAAGTACGTATTTGATCAGTTAAGAATGGTAATTCTAAAACATATTTACCACTTTTTAAATAATCATAATAATTTAGATGAATAATATCACCTAAAGGCCAATTTAAAAAAAAGCCTTTTTCAGCCGTTGTAAATAAAAAAGGTCTATAATCTTTATATGTCTGTGTAGAGTTATATGCTGCATAATCAGATGCAACAGATTTATCGATACTATTACGAAAGTCAGTAAAATTAGAATAAGTTCGAATTGTATCTAAAGCCGCAACATCTTGTCCTAAGAAACGATAAGGATTTTTCTCTTCATCTATAGCACTTAAATAATGATAACGTGTGTTAATGTATTCTTGTACAAAAGAATTATCCGCAAAAAAAGTCTGTAAAAATGCCTGTCTTCGAATATCTGAATTAAAAGCAGTATCGCCTGTGTTATTAAAATTTTCTTTAACATCCTTCATAAGAAAAACATGTAAATAAACATCTGGCATACGAGTACTTTGAGGTAAAAAACCGGCTTCCACATCTAACGTAAGTGTCAACATACGTAATTTTGTTGCTTGTGCGATAAAATCATCTAAATTATTTATTTTAAAACGTCTACCAATACAATCATATCCCTGTAATTGCTGTTGTGCGGCTTTTAATTTATTAAAATACCATATATACCACTTTAACGGAAAAAGATTTTCTGGAAATTTTTCTGATTGTGTATAATCATCTTTTTGTATAAAATATTGATTATGTGGCATCATAGGTACATCTTCATCATGATTCTCTTCAAAATCTTTGAAGATATACCAAAAATAACTTGTATCTTGATTAAATATAACGCCAAGCCTTTGGTCATTTTCTTTATAATCATTACCTATAATTAAAGGAGTAAAATCAGCTCTATCTGCATTTGCTGAATTATAATTTAAAATATTTGTATTAGCATTTAATACTTCAGCTGTTGTAGAAACATTAAAAACACATCCAGGTAATATTGAATAAGGACTATATAGCTCAAAATCTTCGACATATAGTTGCTCATTGCGTTTAGTAAACATGAATCTAACAAGTTCAACATCAGCTTGTAATTCAAAAAAAGAAGACTGTTCATTAATAGTACAACGTTTATCAGCATAAACATCAAGATAAATTCGTTCAATGTCTGTAGTTAATCTATTCTTAGCGCGTATTGTATAGTCTTTTTCGAATTCATGGTAATGGTCTTGTTTAATAGACCATTCCCAAACAGCCCGTTCAAAAGCATCAAATTGAATATCTTTAATTAACTTGTCAAAAAACATTATTTGTGTCAATCTAGTGGAAACAGGTACTCTAAACGTACTATCTAAATAAATATTCAATTTTAAAACAGTTTTAGCGTTACTCACATCTATATATAAAATAGCATCGTCATAAAAACAAAAATTATCAATTAAAAGATACTTAGCATTATTAACAATACTCCATTTAAATAAAGTATTTGGAACATAATCTTTTACATTATCCGAAACATTAAATACTATAGTTGTCGGAGCATTAAAGTTAAAGTCAGCGTTTTGCAAGTACACCAATGTACTACCATAAAGAGGCACATGTTTCATAGATGTTTTTAAACTAGCTTCTTTATATTGCTGAAAAGCCCTCATATTACTGTCATCTCCTTAGTAGTTATAGCGTTGTTTGTGTTAAAAAGTCCATAAAATATGTAAGGCGCGTTTATTTTATTGTTAGACAGTACTATTCGATGTATAAAACGTATTGGTATAGTATATTTCTTTACATAAGTAGCGCCAAAAGTTTTAACCATAACTCCACCGATAGAGTTATAATGAAATAGACCTGTAATTGTTGTATTACTATCTCCAATCATGTAATCTACAACAAAAGAATGGTCTTCATATATGCCAGTTGGCGATACCGTAGCTAAAATAAAACTAACTAAATCTAAACCTACTGGCAGACGAAAATCTACTTTATCAAATACCTCTTTTTCAATAGTAATTGTTGGAAGGTTTTTAAAACTATTGGAAGCTTCCTTGTATGCTTTGACTGCGCTTTCATTAGTATCAAATTTTTGCTTAGATTGAGCTTCTAATAATTTGATTCTAGTAATAATACTTTGATTCATTATTACACCTCTATGATTTGCCTACCCATCTGAAGAATAATGCTGCTAATATGGGCATCTAATTGTTCTTGATAACCTTTTGCACCAGCCATATTTCTGTTAAAAATCTCTATTTGTTTTAAAGTTCCTATCACAACAGCATTTGTATGATTAGTTACCAATGCATTTGTATCATCTTCATACTGTAATAATACTGGATGTTGCTGCACATAAGCGAATAACATCATAGAATTAGTTGGTAATTTATTAAAACTCAAATCAATCGAACCAACTTTAGGCCAGATAGTATAAGAATCTGGTTCACCTATATCTGGTATAAAAGGCATTTGTTCTGGGCTTATTCTTTTTAATTGCTTTTTTTGGCTTGTAAAAATAGCTAAAATAGCAAAAACATCTGGATAGCGATCATTAAAAATAAATTTTAACGAACTACTAATGTTGAACTGCAGTAAATCAGTAGCTGTATATGTATTAGCAAAACACCTAGTAGAAATATCTCGACAAGCTGAATTAATAAAAAGATTCAGCGTTGCCGGAGATATATCGCTTCTTCCAGATTCATCTAAAACCATTTCAGAAACGGTTCGTAAGTTCATAAAAATGCTCCAATTAAGTTAAAACTTCTTTTGGCTCGCTTTTTACCGTTGGAACACCCTCTAAAGCGGTATTAAACACATTTTCCACAATAGTTGGGCTAACATCCAATTCGCCTTCATTCGCTGTTAACAAAGTATTTTGATTTACAGACTGTATCACTGTTTGATTCTTATCAAGGCCAACATTCAACAAAACTACAGAAGAAGATATACCTTGCATTTGAAAACCCATTTCTGTGATGGCTGTAGCACAAATACCGTCTTTACCGCTTACTTTTAAATCATCAGTAATAAACGAGCTCATTTCGCGATAATTCAACATTTGCATTTGTGTAAAATCAATACCAAACATGGCATGATTAAGAGCGCGTGTTTTAGCAAATTCAGGATGCGCAACTGCTTCAAAAGTTCCTTGCGATGTTCTAACAGTGGAAATTCGTAGACCAATTTTTGTTGTATCAGTTGTAACTTCCATATCACCTGTTTTTCTGGCTAACTTTGAAAAACCAGCTATTACACCAGGACCACAAAGTAAATGAGCATTTTGTGGAATACGATCAAATAATTCTGTTGCAATATTATCAAAAGCATCCAGTCCATGATCAACAAATGTGCCATTCGTGGGTAGATGAGCACGCATGTCTATGATATGTCCACCTGTTGGAAAATGCCCATCCATATTAAAAACGCCTTGTAATAATCCAGCTGGCTTACGAATTGGATTGCCGGTTAAAGGATCTTCACCAATATAATGTTTTGAGAAAATCCAATAATTTTCAACCATATCAGCTAATTTGGTAGACACATCTTGCAGTAAAGCATCGTCCCCATTTCTAACATACCGAGGATTGAGTTTTAATGCTGTGTGCGATTGCTGGTTGTCTTGACGTAAAATACCAATCGTATTTCGAAATAAACGAGGACGACTTGAAGCACCAGTTAATCGATCTGAATATTCAGAAACTTCACCGCCGGCTAATGTGAATTCTGAAATATGCTTGATAAATTCAAAAGAAATCCCCTCTGGCAGCATTACAACTAAAACTGTTTTGTCTGGCAAAGCGGCTGATGATCCCTTTGGTAAAATTTGGCGCACACGGCCTATGGCAATCTCTGCGATATTATTACTGCACATTAATGCAACAGTCATGCCAGGGCGATAATGATCTAAGTACACATTGTCGTTGGCAGTCAAGCCTATCACAGTACCGTTTCTTGTTAAAGTGGTAGTAGCATTACCTAAGTCATTGACATCATAAGTCCAAAAGTTTCCATATACACCCTCAGGTGAAGACGGTTGAGCACTTGGCACATCTGGCACAATCATTTTATCTACATGACAATGATAGCGTCTTTCAGATTCTTCAGACCATTCAATAGTTAAATTATCGAAAGACTTTGATCCACCCAAACTAGCGACAATCGCTGTGATGATGTGATTTTGAGGTTTATGTAAATACACAGCCTCTAAATAATCAGAAGGCATGTAGCCTTCTTCTTGAAATTGTCCACTTGTTGTCAAGATTACGTCTTTATGAAACGTATCTATTAATGACCAATGGTTCATTTGTTACCTCCTTATTTTCTGGCTAAAAATGGAGCCACACTATTAGCAGCCCCTGCGCCATCTTTTTTCTTAACAATAGTTTCAACCGAGGTTAAAAAACCGCGAATTTTTTCTGGTATATCTTTATGCTTAACCCCAGCACTCGAAAACATGCTCATTAAATGTTCTACTCCAGAACCGTGTACTTTAGGGTCTAAACCCAACTCTTCGACAATTTTGGCACGCGCAGCACGTTCAGCTTCCAGACTTTTAACAACATCTGCCACTAAAAGAGGCAATTGTTGAGCTATACTTGTTTGTATAGTTATATTCAAAGCTGAACCAAACTTGTTCATCATGTTATTGAAAGCTGGGTTATTGGGTTTAGAAGAATCGATGCCAATCATATTAGCCCAATCTTGATTCAAATCTTGTGCGTTATCTACATTTGTATCTTTGGATTTATCTTCATTTTTATTTGGCTGAGTATTCTTTTTGACATCTGCACTCTCTGTTTCTTCAGCATTTTCATTCTCATCAGATTCTTTATCTGAATCATCGGAATCTTCAGAATCATCAGAATCTTCTTCTTTTTTCAAAGTTTGCTGCAGTAAAGCTGTAAGTACAGCCTCAGCACTGTTTAAATCAGGGTTAGATTTATTAACTTTTTCTGCAGCTTTAACTTCCGCAGCTTTTTTGGCTGCTTCCGCTTCTTCCTTCTTTTTTAAAGCTAATTTTTCCTTTTCATCCATAAGTTAAGACCTCCTTTAAACTAAGGTTAAAAAATAACCTTACTAATTCGTTATAGCGTATAAAGAAGTAATAGCTTCTTCTAACGCATTAACATAACCTTTGGCAACATACAAAGTTTGCAAATCCATATCGTCATCATCAAAAATTGCACTTTGCCGTTCATTTATTCGTTCTCTAAAATATCCTTCAAGTGCTTTAACATAATCAGTTACATCATTTTCATTAAATAATACACCAGCCATTTTAACCCCCTTCTTGCATTCTTGCAGCTGCTGCGTTTTCTAAAGACATAGCAGCAGGATTTTCCTGTAAATCTTCGTCAGTAATAGCTTTAGGTGTTATAATAAAGCGTGATAAATTATGTTCTTCAGCCCCAAAAGTTATTAACAAATGTTTAAAAACTTCCACAATATTAAAATGTTGACTTAAACCAGGATTTTGCGCTAACATTTGAAACAAATCTTTATAAACCATCTCAATTTTATCTGGCGCAGTGTTAGGTAAATTAATAGCAACTCTATAATCTATATCCAAAACCTCTTTATTAACAAGTAGGTCTAAATCTATCTCATCGCCAACAGCTACCGGAATTGTTCTATCTAATTTATTAATCAAATTTTCAGCAAAAAATTCTGCTAAAGGTTTCAAAACTTGATATATAATATTTAAATATATCAGATTTATTCGTTGCATAGTCCCTTGTTGTTGTCCGCTATATTCTTGCCCAGTCAAACGCTCAGGTCCGCTAGATCTAATAAAACCACCCATAGTATTTGTGCCAGTAATCATATCAGCAAAACCTTTAACTGTCATAGCTTCCTGCATATTTCGCGCTGTAATATCGCTTATAGGAACTTGAAAAATCGAATTATGCAAAGGTTTTCCTTGCATAGGTTTTATAGTAGGAATCTTTTTAGGGCCTGGCGCCTCTAAATATGTTTTGTTTATAACCCATGGATCATATATAAGTATTTGTTCAACAGCATTAATCAAATTAAATATATGTGTATGCATTAGAGTATTCATCACAAACTGTTGGCCACTTATTAAAGAAGTATAAGATTGGCCTAAAACACGATGTCCATCTGTAATAGGATTGAATATAAAAGCTGGAAACTCTTCATTAACATCCATTTTTTGAGCATAAACAATAACATCACGCACAATTATAAAATAATAACGCTCAGGTTTAGTAGAACTTCCCAAACCCTCCATACTTGGAATAAAATCAGCTACTATATGAATTTGCCACAATTGTTTTGTGGATTCCAAATTAGTTCCTTTAGCCAGAAACGGCGTAACTGTCGAATCTTTATTTTTATAATAAGATTGTGGCGACTTTCTTTGATACGGAGGTCCTATAGTTAATCCTTGACCTTTATCCATCAATTCTTTCACATGTTTTAAATTATAAAGTTTATTATCTCGCCATAAATCTAACAAACGAATTTTATGATAAAAACCAAAATAAGCAGGTGTTTGCTGATTTGAAACAGCTTCAAAGTCAACAATAGATAAATATGGATCTATAGACTTAGTAGAAGTTCCTTGATACTGAACATTATTTCTAGAATTAAGACGTATTTCCCAACTACCCAGCATTGCGCCAAAATCATATTTTAAGCTATCTCTAACAGAAGTGGTCAAATCCAAAAACAAACCACTTTGTTCAACTTGTTGTTGGATTATTCGTTCCATAAGTTTAGTAGCAGCTTGATGCTCTGTGTGAAAATGATGATAGCCGAACAAAGGTTTACGTGAATACATCAAATTCACTAACTGAGCTAATAAAACCTCCACTGCAACATATGAATATGGAAATAATATATCTACTGCATGAATCTTCCCATCATCTTTTTTCTTACTGTATTTAACGGCAAGATCTACATCCGCTGTTGGGACATGTGCTTGCATTAAAGCATCTGCATCCCTCCAGATAGGTATGCGATTTCGCATTAAACCACGTGATTCATCAATATGCCGTTTAAGCATATTCAAAATTTTCTTATGCTTATCGCTACCGTACTGAATTTTCCATAGTTTGTCTTTGCCCAAACCCATAATGAATGTTCCTCATAAAATTTACATTTGTTTGATACTCTGGTAAAGCAACTCGCCCACCAAGAGCTTCATATAATTTTTCTAAATAATCTAAATCAGGTGCAGGCGGCGCCATTTCCATCGGCATTGAAACTAATTCTTGTTTCTTCATTATAGCATTTATATAAGATGCCGCATCAGCTAAATCCCATTTTGAAGGATACGGAAAAGCTAGTAATTGTGTTTCTAATCGATTGCATTTATTTATAATGTGGTATATTATTCCTCTATTATATAAAGGAAATAATGGTTTTATTCTAGCTATTTTAGCATCATCACTTTCTTTACCGCCAACAGCTCTTAAAGGTATGTATTCAATTGTTCTATTTTCAAGTGCTATTCTATTTTCTATCGGCTGTGAAATAAATAATTCAACGCCGTTTGTTTCAACGCCTAGATATGAAGCATTATACTTATCAGCAAAATCAAACATCATATCATAAAGATCATCTGGTTTAACTTTAATACCTATTGAATCTCTAATAACTATCACACCTTCAGCTTGAAAAAACGATACCGCGATCACAGCTGATTCAGCTGATTTAGCGCCCACAGTTCTAGCAGGATCACATAAAATAAATGTTATTGCTGTTCTATAATCTAAATTAATATCAGTTTCAACTATATTATTCAAAAGATCTTTTTTACATAATGCACAATAAGCCCCTTTATCGACTGCATAATTAAATTGAATATCTGTATCTTCTGAAGTCTGCATTCCACGATATTCTAAAATCAACTCTGGAAGCGTATTGTCCATTCTAGCAGAAGCAACTTTTTCATCAATTCGTTTCTGTGATAAGAATTTTGAATCTGTTGTTTTAAAATTATCGTCAAAAGCTTCTATATGAACAGTGTGCCACATAGGATTAGCCATTAAATGCGCCATCAAGCCATCTGGATGTTTCAATGTATCAATATAAAAATAACGATAATTTGTTTCTTGTTCATCGTGACAATGTATGACATCCGAATTAAACCAAGCAATAAATTTTAATCGCTGAGTCTCTGATTTATAAGCATCTTTTTTAATAGCATCATCGCAAACAATTAAATCTGGTCGATAACCATCGCCTAATGTACCTCGAACTTGTTGATTACGCCCTTTCGGGAAAACAACAGTATCTAATAATTTATAAACCTCTTTACCGAGTTGTTGAATTTTTCCGGTCCTAGCTGACACATTCTCTGATACAATATCGCCATAATATTCCAAAATTCTCGAATTTTCTATAATACCTTTTTTTATTGACTCTGTTCGATCTATTGCTGTAGCTGCAGCATCTGTAATATACACAACACATCGAGCTGTCCGCCGCATAATATTCCAACGAATAAAATTTTTAATAATAGTAGTTTTACCGGTACCTCTAGGAGCTACAATATTTATAAAATTTAAATCTGTTATTAAAAGAGCTTTAATTATTTCTAATTGATGACTGTGAAACTCCCTTCTAAATTCATCTTCATAAAAAAAGAAACAAAAGAACGCAAAATTTTCATTAGCTTTTTTAACCACAGTTTTTTTATCTATTGTTTTACTCATAGTTAATCCATGCTTATTTATATTTATTGCTTTGAGACATAAGCCTTTTAAATGCACGCCTCTTCCAAAAATATTGTTGGCGTTCTATATGCTTGATTTGTAATTCGTTTAATAATCCTTCTGCTAAAGCTAATTGGCCAATTGCAGGGACATCAAAATCAGGTTCTGTTTTGAGATCTATTTGATATAAGTCACTAAAATTATCAATTTGAGTTAACAACACTGTATGCATTGCAAAAAATTCCCATAAAAACCACTTCATATCCACAGGCGCTGCAATGACTGTATAATAAACAGACGCAAGCCAATCCCAAATCAAACCAATGAAAAAACAAGAAATCAAACAGCCAACAAAACACATGCAGCCTTTAAAAACAACTTCATTCTTTTGGCCGTTCAATCGTCCGTAATAAAATAAAAGTAAATGCACTGCATATAAAGAAATTAACATACCTATAAATAAAGATGTAAATCCTATGACTAATTCCATATACAGCAAAACAATTCGAAAGATATTATCGCCCCAGAATATAAACACCAGTGAATATACAGCAATGATTGTAGCCAACAATTGGCCTAAACTATCATGCAGTACAATAAATAAAAACTCAACTTTTGAATCTACATATTTTCTAAACATGACTTAATCACCTTTAAATGGTTTTTTCAATCTTTTCTCAAGCAATGCATTTACAAGATTTTCTAATTTGTCTTGTTTATATAAACGCTCTTGAGCCATTTCTTTATGTATTCGTATCGTGAATATTGACAATATAATATTAATAATTAATACAAGCCAGATAAGTGTTTTATATAAACCATTTATAAAATTGATTAATTTACTCTCTCGACTCATTTCCATTTTTACGATCCTTGTGATAACCTTATTTTTTGTTGTTTATTTAATAACCGTTTTACACTTTCCTCACTTAAATAATCTAACTCAATAGCAAACTTTCCAAATTGCTTTATTTTTACATGACGTTCTAAGCACTCAAACTCGATTCTTTCAATATCGATATAACAATCAAGACAGAACCAAATCTGATATGTTTGTATAGCTGTTTCGATTAACAGCCATAATTGGTCACTTTTAATATCTATTGAATTATAAAGCGCACTTATAATCCACTCATAATAAAAAATCGGAAACTTAATATTTGCGATTAATATTGCAGTTACAACTGTGAATTTAAAAAATAACTCCCAAAAATTCACGGCGAAAAGTGGATGGAACATTAAATAAAACAAGCGCACACTAAAAAAAGTAGAAATAACAATACAAACAAAAATTAATGGAATTTCAAGATAACAATGTAAAATACGAAATAAGTTTTCACCAAAAAACTGAAACACCGCTAAAACTACAGCCATCATCCAACTCAACAATGTACAAAAAATTTTAATCCGTAAGGCTTCCATTGATAACTCCTAACAATGTATATATCGCCTTATGTTATAAAGTAAACAAAAGGCACAAATAAAAATACATAGCATTTATTTATGCCTTTTTCATTGCATAAATTATGCAGTTTTCAAATCAGCAACGTAATCTTTCCCATTTTTAGTTGAATATTGTGCTGTATCGCACGCTAATACTTTCCCGCTTATCACATTAAAATCGCCTGTTTTAATTATATCTATTTCTTTTTGCGACATTGATTCAAATAGATAAACTTTAGAAAGCGACCAGGGAATATTACGTTTCCTCATATCATGTTCTAAAAGAAACACATGAATGCCGGCTCCAGCACCCAATGAAACAACTTCTTTACCAGCTAAAACCGGTTCACTCTCACCGGTGTTGGTATTTTTCGCCCAATAAAAATTACCTTCAATGACATTGTTACGATACTTAGTACTCAATGCCCGGAAAGCATTACCAATATTTTCTTTAAAACCCGCTAGTAAAATAGCGGCGACTAGGGAAAAACACGCTCCAAATACATTAATGTTTTCCATCTTTAGTAGACTCCTTTTCACCAAAAAATTGTATTGGTTTACTAAAATCTTTAGTAGTTAAAGGAATATATTCAACCTTTAACTTTTCTATGATAGTTTGATTTATACTTTGTTTAAAATCATAGATTATATAAGATAAAAAAATAAATCCACAAAGTAACCATACGACTAATATTTGTGTAATAGTTTCAGTACGCATCTTATATCCTCTAACGTTAT